GCCGGTCTTGACAAGGAAGAAAAAGAAGAGTTTGAAAAGAAAGATAAGGCTCACGGCAAAAAGAAGAAGCCTAAGACTCTTCAAGAAGATGTCAAAGTTGATAAGAAGATTATCAAGGGCATAAAGAAGAAAGAAAAGGCCCACGAAAAGAAGGAAGGCAAGAAGGGCGAAAAGGCCGAGGAAAAGCGGGAGAAGAAAGAAAAGAAGTAGCAAGTTAGGCCCCTCAAGTAGGGGCCTTTCTTCTATCCTAGCCTTATCGGAAATCCGTGCGGACTCCGTGTAGAACCCACTACTTGCGATAAAGGGGATTTAAAATGGCGTGGAAGCCTTGGTATGAACGTGCTGCCGAAATGAACGGCAAAGAAGTTGAAGAGTTCATGCGTGGTATTTTTGGCTGGAAACCAAGAGATAAACGCCCAATCATTGCAGGTCTTATCGCAGGCTACGTTGGTGGCAAAGTCGCTGCGAAGGACCTCAAGAAGAAGTGAATCAAAAAAAAGTCAATGATGCTTTAACCAAAGCCAGTCACGAAACGACTAGGTTTCTTTCCGCGCACCTGCGCACAGAGGCGCGTAAGAGCGGCTGGTCTGATGACGTGGTCAACTCTATGCACGTCTCATACAGCAAAGATGGGTTCGCATCCCACGTAAGCAAGAAGCATTTTGCTAAAGCCCAAGACCTTGAGTACGGAACTCCAGATACCCAGCCTACGGCTGCCGTTCGCCGGTTCAATAACCGCACAGCAGAAGCCCAACACTTTCTAGTCAATCGACTTTTTAAGCATATTGAGGACTCGCTATGAGTTTCCTACTTGCTGAAGACGAAGCCCTACGTGACCTATTGGTAGGTATGACCGTCACCGACCAGAAGCAGGATGGTGCACGTAACGTTGGCGTATGGTTCGGTCAACCTGACCAAGAAATGCGTGAACAGAAGTATCCATACATCACCATAGATATGATTGATGTTGCCGAAGATTTCACACGTGCTATGCGTGGCAAGGTTAAGCCAGCCTATATTCAAAACCCACCAACCATGGTGCAAGGTGTGCAAGGTACACAGGGCGTCCAGTTTGTTCAACAGGTCACCTATAACGGTACCGTCCATAACTGGGAGATTGACTATCCAGTTCCCGTAAATATTGATTACCAAATAACCACATACTCACGTCAACCGCGTCATGACCGTCAAATTCTGGCGCAGTTACTGTACACAAAGATTCCACTTCGATTCGCTGTCCTTTTGACGGGCCCAAATACCGTCTATGGCACGCATCGTCGTTTGGATGTTCTGGATATCTCAAAAAGAGATGTTTCAGAGAACGGAAAGCGTTTATTCGTAAACGCAATCACCGTGCGTATCTCATCCGAGATTGCACGAGAAACATTCACCAAACTCTACAAGGTGCAAGAACTCAGTATCACGGGTGTTACTGATGACGAAGGTAATACTGACGGAAGTCAGGTTATTGGTCGTGGTCAGTTCACTACAATAGACGACATCACCATACCGTAACCATAAGGAACCCATACAACTTAGTTAGGAGAAACCATGGCATATAGCCGCCCAGGTGTTTACATCACTGAACGCCTACTACCAGCAACAATCCCACAAGGACCGAGTGCTGATGCTGCTGGTGCAGTAGTTGCACCTTTTGCACAGGGGCCAGAAACGGTAACCCGTGTAACCTCTTGGTATGACTTTACCAAGTACTTTGGTGGATACAACGCCGCTTATCCAGCAACATTCCAGGTAGCAGCATTCTTCCAAAACGGTGGACGCGAACTCTATGTTCAGCGCCTACTTGCATCAAACGCTGTCAAAGCCGGTACCGACCTAGTCGATAGCGGAAGCGCAGCACAGGTAGCAATTGACTCAAAGAACGCAGGAACAGACGGAAACAACCTCCGTGCAGTTCTATCTGCAGGTCAAGTTGCAAGCACCTATACCCTGACTCTATACAAAGAGTCTGGTGTAGCAAATGACATCACCGATGACATTCTTCTTGAGCGCTATGAAAACATCGTATTTGATGATGCTACTTCCAGTGATTACGGCCCAACGGTTATCAACGTTGTTTCGCCAAATATCACTGTAACAGTAGATTCAGGTTATGCAGGACAGTCTTTAACTTCTGCAACCTACCCACTAACAGGTGGTTCAAATGGAACCGCTACAGCATCTACCGACTACACCAACTACAAGGCTGGTGGCTCATCGGTATTTACAAGGTTTTCAAACCTTGAGCGTCCACTTGTACTCTTCCTCCCAGTTGTCAATGCTCTTGCCTCTGGAGTAACAGGAGTATTTGATGCAGCAACTTCTTGGGCAGAAGATAACAACGGATTCGTTGTTGTTGACACTGACCCAGATTTGACAGTAGCAAACGCTGTAAGCGCCGCTGCTGCACTTGCTGACACAAGTTTTGCTGCTGTCTATTACCCACACTATTTCATCGCTGACCCACTAGGTCGTGGTGCAGGTGCGCTTCGCAAAATTGGTCCATCAGGTGCTATTGCTGGTGTTTATCTTGCAAACGATGCATCTCGTGGTGTGTTTAAGGCTCCAGCAGGTCTTGGAACCCCTCTTCTTGGCGCAGTTGTAATGGAGCGTACATTTACCTCCACAGAACTCGACACGATGAACGCAAGCACATCGCCAGTAAATGCAATCCGTGCTCTTCCAGGTGCAGGCATTTGCGTCATGGGTGCACGTACACTCAAGCAAGATGGAACAGCAAACAAGTATGTAAATATGCGCCGTTCGCTTATCTACATCCGCAAACAATTAAAGAATCTCACAGAGTTTGCAATTTTTGCAAATAATGATGAAAATCTATGGGCACAAATTCGCACCACAATTTCTGCATTCCTGACTGAGTATAAGAATCAGGGTGGTTTACGTGGTGCCACAAATGCAGACGCTTTCTTTATCAAGTGTGATGGAGAAAACAACACTGCACAGTCGATTGCAAATGGAGAGGTACGCATCCAAGTTGGTGTGTCACTCCAGTACCCAGCAGAATTCGTTGTCATTGACCTAAGTCAAAAGACCGCGAATTAATCCGAAGGAGAAACAAATAAATGCCAACAATCATAAATAACCGTTCGACACTGGTAACCGACCCGTTACGCAATTTTCGGTTCCTTGTAGTCTTTAAACCTCTTACGAATTTTCCAGCAGGGTTAAAGTCAACATTGGAAACCGGAAAGTCTAACCAAATAACTTTTGGGTTTACTTCAGTGTCAGGTCTGTCGGTAACTACAGACTCCATCCCATACCGTGAGGGTGGGTACAACACAACAGTTCACCAGATTCCTGGTCAAACCACATTCACACCGTTGACTTTACAACGTGGTGTAATGCTTGGAACAAACCAGAACTGGGAATGGATGCGCCTCCTATTTGCAACAGTTGCAGCAGGTGGCAGCACACGGAAAATTGACGAAAACTTCCGTTGCAATATTGAATTGAGAGTTCTGTCTCATCCAATTCCTGCATCAGGTTCTACTCAAGACCCAAATCAAGCCGCTACAGACCACATTGCAAAACGCATTGAGGTCTACAACGCATGGCCTACATCTGTGGCATACTCCGACCTAAACGCAGGAGATAACGCTCTCCTAGTTGAGCAGGCAACCTTCGTACATGAAGGTTTTGACATCAACTGGGCAACGTCTCTAACCGCTAACGCTGGTGAAGAGTTCGGTGTTGCCGGTGTTCCAGGTGGCTCTCAACAAGCAGTATAAACTAACAAAGGAATAAAATGACGAAAACCATTAGTGCAGCGGCTAATCCCGCATTGGCAAATCAAACCGTAAATGAGTTGTTAGATGAAAAACCGCAGAAAAAAGAAGTAAAGATTACTTCTCCTTCGAATAATCTCGTGACTCTCCCTGGTGGCTTTGTAACAGCCACTGGGGAAGTCATAGACGAAGCAGAGGTAAGAGAGTTAACTGGCGCTGATGAAGAAGCGATAGCAAAAGCGCCAAATGTAGGTAGAGCCCTTCTTACAATCCTTCAAAGAGGAACCGTAAGAATAGGAGAAGAAAAAGTTGACGAAAAGATTCTTGATGGAATCCTATCTGGAGACCGTGATGTTCTTCTTCTTGCAATATTCAAAGCAACCTTTGGAAACACCGCAGTAATTCCTACCTACATAAACGGAGAACTAAAGGAAGTTGAAATCGATATAGATAACGACATTCCTATCAAGGCTCTCCAAGACAAAGTAAATGACCGCTATTTCACGGTCAAGAGTAAGAAGAACGTGTATACCGTTCAATTACCTACTGGCAAGACTCACAGAGAAATGATAAAAAACTCTGAAAAGTCATCTGCTGAATTAACTACGATTATGTTGGAAGGCACCGTTCTTGAGATAAACGGCGCACCTGTGCTAGGTAAGTCTCAAATACAGAACCTTGGAATACAGGACCGCAAGATTATCGTAGATGAAATAAACGAAAGACTTCCTGGTCCACAGTTTAATGATGTAACTGTCACAGACCCTGATACAGGAAAAGAGGTAAGAGTTCCCGTTAATTTCGGGACCTTATTTCGCTTCTAATGTAACTCAGTACGAGACTCTCATAGCAGAGTGGGCGGCTCTTACTAGGTCTTTCAAAGGCTGGACTCTAACGGAGATAAAGCAGTTGTCTCCACGGGAGCGCGAGAACTGGCTAGAAGTAGCCCGTTTTGTAAAAGAAAGGGATTGATATGGCTAACAAGATGCTGTCCAATATCAATGACCTTACTAGTGCTGTCGGAAAACTACAACAGAAGATTGATGCTCTTTACTCTTCCTTAAATAAAGTTTCTACTAAAGCCACAGAAGCATTGGGTGGCGCACAAAGTGTTCTTCAAAGTGGCGGAGATACAGGTGTAGGACAAGGTTCCTTCACAATGAATTTAGGCGTATCTGGAGCAAAGTTTGCAACTCCAGAACCAACCGGTGGCAATGTAATGAAGGGAAGCCTCTCTAGTTTCTCTTTCAACTGGCAGTTCAAGCAGGCTCCAACAGAAATGCAAATGCTTACAGGGGCCTTAGATACAGCAGATGGTAGTGAAGGTGGAGGAGGAGGCGGTGGAGGCGGCGGAGGAACTATTGGAGACTTTTTTACTGGAGATTTTTCGCAAACTGCTAGAAAGTTCCTTATAGGAGGGATTGCAGGAGCAAAGTTTGGATTGGCTCCTTTCGCGGGCGCATATGCAATGGCTCCAGACATCTCTCTTCTTGGACAAAGAAGTATTGGACTAGAGCAGGCTTTACGAATTGGTACTGGCAATCGACAAATGTTGGACCAACAGTTAACAGGCGGTTTAAGAAATGCTATGTCTAGCGTTGGAGCAGATGCTGCTGTAGCGCCTTTACTTGCCTCTCGTGGATTTATGCCAGACACGGCTAACTTCAAGATGATGGTGGGAGAAACCGCAGGAGCATTTAGATATCTTGGAATAGACAATGCTGCTGCAGCACAAGCATTGGCAAATTTACGTTCTCCTCAAACTGGAGCAGCCCTTTATAACCTTGGCATTAACACTTATGATGCTGCTACTGGGAAATTTAAAGACTCAAATCAAATTGCTTCTGAGTTAATGAACGTACTTACAGGTGGACGAGGAGCAACCGCAGAACAAATTGCAATTGGTTTGCAGTCAGGAACTTTGTCAAGCGCTTTGAACGATTTATTCCAGGGCCCTGAGCGCGACATAATGATGGCGCACTTCCAGCAACTTGCTCAGGGCAAAAACCCAACGCTTCAACAACTTGGAGAATCAAATCCAATTCCAATTCTTACAGGTGTAGGTCAAGCAAACTACGCTCAAACAAGAACAATGCAAGCAGTAGAAGCCCCAATGATTCAAGGATTTAACAAGGCTGCAGTCGCTGTAGACCTGTTTAATGCAGCACTTGACGATGTATTGGGCCCATTAGCAGAACTAAAAGGAACTATTCAAGGTATTGGTGGAACAAACGTTGGTGAAGGTTTAGTTACTGCTCTTCCTCTAATTGCAAGTGGTATTGGAGATATCGTTAGCAGTTTAGGAGGAAGTCCAGACGAAATAGCGGCTCTGTTTGCGGGAGTTGCATCAGGTTTTGGTGCAGCCACTGCAGCCGCTTCAGCATTTGTCGCGGTAACTTCATTGATTCCAACACCAACAGTACCTGGAGTACCTGGAGTTCCTAAACCAAGCGGTGGTGGCTCATCTGGTTATGGCGCATCATTTAATGCAAAGAGACTAGGTGGAAGAGGCGGAGGCTATGCATCTCCTGAAGGCTTAGTTACTGCAATGTTTGGAGATAAAGACAGTGGCCTCTGGTCATCCTCTGGTGGCATGCACACGGGAACTGACTTTGCAATGCCAATAGGAAGTCCAGTAACTGCAGCGATGGATGGCGTAGTGTCAAGCATCGATGCTGGTTCAGAGTACGGCACATCCATCATTCTTACCCATCCAGACGGATACCAAACAGTCTACGGTCACTTGAGTGAGCGATTAGTAAAACTTGGAGACAAGGTAAGTAAGGGTCAAAGAATTGCACGCTCTGGAGACTCAGGAAACTCTACCGGTCCTCACCTGCACTATGAAGTTAGGGCTGGACTAAACAACCCAATCGACCCATCTTCTGTAAGCAGTCCGTATACAACCTTTACTGGAACCATGGTTAGCCCAGCACTTATTGCTAGCCTTACTGACTACTCTAGTTCTTCAACTTCTGGTAATTACAAAGGAATTCTCGGTACTGGAAGTGAACGAGGTTGGGCAAAAAGTCTTCTTGAAAAATTAGGTGCTCCAGCATCTAAGGCTAATGTTAAAGCACTAAACACATGGATGAGATTTGAAGGCGGTCACTGGAATAACTCCGCACACTACAATCCACTAAATACAACTCTTGATATGGGGAATAACGAATCTATGAATTCTGTGGGTGTAAAACGATATAACTCATGGGAGGAAGGATTAAACGCAACTGTAAAAACTCTTCTTGGTAACCGTTCTTCAGAACGAGGATATGCTGCAATTGTAGATGCCTTACGAGCAAACGCTGGAACCTCTGCTGTTCTTGGAGCGGTAAATCAATCAGCATGGGTGCATGGTGAGGGTAAAGCAAGTAACTATAACTTCCCACGTGGTGGTGGAAGTTCAGCAAAAACTATAACTGGTGCAGATGCTAAAACAGTGAACATAACGGTAACGTTTAACCAAGCAGACGAAGCCTCCGCAATGAAGTTTGCAAGACAGGTTCAATCCTATCTTGATAGAGAAAACAATAATTCGATGATAGGGAGTAACTAATGCCAGGTCCCTCCTATAACAATCCTCAAGGAGAGTATGAACGTAATAAAACAGATGTTGCTGTGTCTACTTCTCGTCAACAAACAGAAAGAGAAAAAAGTAGAATTGCTGCTGAAAATGTAAAAAAAGCAGCAGGTTTAAAAGACCAAATAGCCAAAAATAATCTATCTATTGAACAATTAAGCAAAGAAATTTTAAATGCTGAAGCAGCAAAAGCAGCGTATCAAAAAACTTACAACACTATGTATCGTACTGCAATAGACCCAAGCAGTCCTGGAGGAACCTCAATTACTCCTGGAGAACAAACTTCATTAAACGCACAAGCAGGTTTAGTTACTGGAAGAGAACAAGTAATAGCCCGTATACAAGCAAATATTAAAGACTTAAAAAATAAAAATGATGCACTAACAAAACAGTTAACTGCTATAGCAAACACTATGGCAATAAGAAACTATGCATCAAGTTCTGGAAAAGTAAATGAAAGTCCTAAAATACCTTCACCATCAGGAGGCCCAGGTGGAGGAACTGGTGGGGCTGGTTCTAGAGACGGTGAAGCAGAGCCAGTAAAACCATCTAAAAATTACAAATATAATTTGCCTTTAATAAAACCTGCACGTCTTTCGTCTTCAGCAACATCTCCTCAAAGAGCGTCTTTAGGAGACAATGATGGATTTGCAGGAACTCCAGGAGCAATGAGAGATGTAAACAAGTATTGGAAAGGAGAAACACCTGGAAGAGGTGTTCTCCGTGTAAATAGAGATTGGATGAAATCAGTACTAAACGCAGAGCAAAGCAAACTAGTTGGAGTAAAAGAAGGCGACAAAGACCCTGTATCTGGAAGTGCTGTTACGGCATTAAAACCTGACCCTCAATTGTATGGTTTTAGGTTTCAATATAATCCAGAAAAAATTCAAATGGTTTACGATGTAAACAGTAATTTACATCCAGGTGTTCTTGCCTCTGGAAAAGATGTGTTTTTGCCGCTCACTCAAAGCAGCAGCGCTATTACAGTAGACCTAATCTTCAATCGAATGGAAGATATGAAGTACAGGGGCAATCCACAATTAGCAATACGAAACCAAGCCTACTATGGAACTGGAGAAAACCAAACAATTCTTCCAGATATCAAAGAAATTCATGAAAAAGGAACCATGTATGACATGGAATACATGTTCAAAACTATGAACTCTCCACTTGGAGAATTCTGGTCCCGATATAACGGGCTAACTTCAGATATGGGATTTATTCGTCCAGCCATTCTTGAACTTCACCTTGGAAACAGACTAAGATATCCTGTTAGAGTTGCTCAAATGGCTATTGAACATAAGATATTTGACCCAAGAATGGTTCCAATTTTTTCAGTTGTCAGAATAACTTTCCACAGATTTATCGAATACGAAACAAGAAGACCTTCTTCCTCTTCAACGCCTTTCTCTAGGACTGCACTATGATTTATCTAGATAGCAGATACGCAAATGCGCGACTTTATAGGGCCTTTGATGCACGCACTGGTCAATACCCAGTTACAGTCCTGCGTCAATACCCTACCTATGAAACTACTTTTAAATATCACGAATGGAAAGAAACAGACCGCCTTGATGTTCTGGCTCAGGCATACCTAGGCAGTCCATCTTTGTGGTGGCAAATTATGGATTTAAATCCTGAACTGTTAGACCCATTTAATATTCCATACGGAACACAGTTAAGGATTCCAAATGGCTAGACAGTTTGTTTTTAATAACACTTTTAACGTTTTATATCCAGATTTTCCAGGATTTATAGAAGTTCCTAGCAGTGTAAGACTGTTGCAAAAACCAGGACATCAAGATATAGTCGAGATTGAGTATTTCAACGTATCTTCCTTCTATCAAGCGGCGTTAAAGCCTGGTTCTTTAGTAAAAATTTCTTGGTCAAATGGAACTGGAAAAGGTAGATTTTTTGGTCAAATATTAAGTACCAATCCCTCTAAAACTTTTGGTCAAAATAAACCAACGCTTGTCAAAGCAATTGGAACAGGACTATCTTTAAAGCAAAATGAACCAAAAATATGGAGTAATAAACGAGCCTCTGAAATAGCACAAGAGATAGCCAATAAATTTAAGTTAAAGCCAATAGTGGTTCCAACTAAACCCATTTTGACACAAGAGTCAATGGTAGGACAAACCTATTGGCAAAAATTAAGAGAACTTGCAGATAAATCTGGATACATATTCCACGTTTATGAAACAGAGTTGTACTTCTTACCGTTTGACACAATGATAAACAAATTTATGGGAAGCATTCCTGTGCTTTCATTAACCACTAACTATGGTAACGGATATGACGACATAAGCATGTCGACTTTGTTGGAATTTAATTCAGAAAGTCAAGTTATACCTCCACACATGAGGCACTCTAATAGAACAAAAAACGTTGTTGGAATTGACCCACTAACAGGAAAATACTTTTCTGGTACCAAGTCTCCGTCAAAAACTGGAAAAGGACTAAGGTTACAGAGAGATGCTCAGTCATTTTCAGAACACCTATACAGCACTACTGTTGGAAGCAAAGTAGTAGCAGAGGCAAGAGCAAAAGCGGCTGCAGAACTATCAAGATTTAATGAAATTGCTAGAGGACAAGCACAAGGAGACCCAAGAATTGCTCCATATAAAATTATCCAAATAAATGGGACAGGTTCATATACAGATGGTTTTTGGATTGTAAAAACTGCAGACCACTACATGACACATGATGGTAGATATTTAGTTGACTTTACTTGTATGACTGATGGCTCCGGAAATAACAACAAGTCATCTTTTAGAACCACTCCAAGAGCAGATGTTTCCACAAGAAATGTGGCATATGAACTGGCATCTGGTTTACAAAAGTCCCCTTCAGTAACTCTACTTAGTTCTAAAAAAACGTTAATACAACAAACAGATAGTGGACTAGAATTCAAACAAAGACGATGGGTAGGTAGGTAATGGCAAATAAAGAAATAGCCGTTTCTCTTCCGTTTTCAGTAAATCCATACGGAAGGATAGGAACAACGACTGAACGGTCAAAAATATGGCAAGACAGAGTTCGGTCAGTCATTGGAACCTACCTTGGAGAACGTGTGATGCGTCCAAACTTCGGTGCTGACGTAGTAGACGCTGTTCACGAAACTTCTGAAGAGGCACAAGTTATTGTAGAAAACCAGGTCAGACAGGCTTTCAATATCTACCTTCCAACCTTAACCTTAACAGAAGTCCTTACTGACTATGATGAAAACACAGGAGTTTTAAACGTAGAACTAGTGTATTCCTTACCAGACGCAACAGTTGAAGATGTTTCAAGCACTACAATAGGACTTGTAAGAATCGCAGGAAACTTACCACCAATTCAGGAGAAACTATGACGATAACGCCAGCCTCTAATATACCTGTATCAGTTGATTACACGAGTAAAGATTACTACTCAATTAGAGAAGAACTAATACAAAGAATACAAGACAGGATTCCTGACTGGAAGGCAAATGACCCTGCTGATTTTGGTGTTGCATTAGTCGAAGCCTTTTCATATGTATCAGACATCCTTTCGTATTATATTGATAGAAACGCTAATGAAGCATTTATAACTACTGCCACACAAAGAGAAAGCGTGTTAAATATAGCGCGTAACTACGGGTACACTCCTGCTGGATATCGACAGTCTCTTGTTGAACTCACTTTTACAAACACATCTGCAACAGAAATAACTCTTCCTGCAGGAACAATAGTTTCTGGAGACGTTGTAATTGACGATACCGTTAACACTATTTACTTTACTACACTTGCTGAAGCCGTGATTGCAGAACAAATAGGGTCTACACCTGGAGAAACAACAGTAACAGCATCTAACGGTCGTTCAGTAATCTTTGTATCAGATGACGCTACAATAAACGGAGAGTTAATTGGAACCTCTGATGGGTTACCCGGTATGTCATTTGAATTAGGAGAAACTCCCGTAGTAGAAAATTCTGTTGAAGTGTACGTTCAAGACGGAGCCTTATTTGTTAAATGGACGGAAGTACAGCATCTAACAGACTACGGTCCAAATGACCAAGTTTATACCACAACATTAGATGAAAACGATATTGTTACAGTTAAATTTGGAGACGGAGTATCTGGCTCAATTCCTACTCTGTATTCGGAGATTCGTGCAAAGTACACAGTTGGTGGAGGAAACGCGGGTAACGTAGACGCAGATACTGTTGACACGCTCGTGTACGTTCCTGGGTTGTCAGAAGTACAGGTAACTGCTTTACAAGCAGATATATCTGTTACAAATGCTGATGCAGCATTCGCTGGTGCGGACCCAGAATCTACAGAACAAATAAGGACTTCTGCTCCTCTTTCTTTGAGAGCAAACAACAGAGCGGTGTCAATAAATGACTTTGCTACTCTTGCCCTGTCTGTAACAGGTATCGGAAAAGCAAGCGCAACTGCTTCAGTTTGGACTTCAGTAACTGTGTATATTGCCCCTACAAGAACAGAGACAGATGTTGACAACGCTCCTGGTCTTGATGAATTGGGTGCACCAACTGCTGAGTTCGACCGTTTAAAGGCTGACCTTGAAACTTTTTATGAAGGTAAAACTTTAATTGGAACTACGGTAACAATATCGCCTCCTGTGTACATAGATGTAAACGTAACCATTCAGTACACAAAACTCAATCAATACACCACCACTGAAATAGAAACAGCCATAAAGCAAAAGATGGTCACAGATTTTGGTTATGCAAACATGTTCTTTGAAGACACCATAAACCCAGAGGATATTGAAGTATCTTTAATGCGTATTCCTGGAGTACAGGTTGCTCGTGTTACTCAGTTGTATCGAAACGGCTCTACTCCAGCATTAACAACTCTTCAGGGTGACCCAGACGAGATATTCCGATTTACAGAAGACAACCTAAGTATTGGTGAAATCTAGTAATGGATTATGAGCGTAAACTATTTGGTGTATACCGAGCAGTAGTACATGATAACCGAGACCCTAAACATCTTCGTAGATTAAAGGTCAAGGTAACTGCTACTGGAGAACAAATCACTAACTGGATTTGGCCTGTAATTTCTACCAAACGTCCGCCTGCAATTGGCACAGGTGTTTACGTCATGTATGTTGGAGGCGACCCTGAATATCCCGTATGGATTGGTGAATTTGGAGAAGAGCCACAGGGAGTATTTGCTTACGGGTCTTGGTTCAGCACCCAAGACCAGACTCCTGCCGTAATAAACACGGCTTACGCCATAACTGTTAATAACACAGATTATGAAGAAGGTATAAAAGTTGTAGATGGGTCGAAGTTTACGGTGGACCTTGATGCCACCTATAACTTTCAATTTTCTTTACAACTACATTCTAGAGGAGGCGGTGGAAGCGGTCACACCGTACAAATATGGTTAAGAAAAAATGGAAGTAACGTTGCTAATTCAGCAACAAGAATAGACGTCCCTACAAATAACCCGTATCAAGTAGCGGCTTGGAACTTCTTTATTCAGTTGAAAAAGGACGACTACATTCAACTAATGTGGTCATCTGGCAATGCAAATATGGCTATAGAAGCAAACACGGCTACCCCTCCAGCGCCAGCCATACCCTCGGTGATTGCAACTATGAACCAGATAGCCTGAGTTCAGCAGGTAAATGGGAGGCAAACCTAAGAAAATAGACCGATAGGTCTGAAAGGAAGACAGCGTGACAGCCTCATATCCCGCATCGGTAAAGTCGTTTACCACCAAAGTAGACTTTACAGACGTTGTTCTTGCCGCACACGTAAATGACCTTCAAGATGAAGTTAACTCTATTGAAGCGACTCTTGGTTCTAGCATCAAGACTGGTTCTGGTTGGGTTGGTTCTCCTGACTTTGTAACCACAACCTGGAATACAGTAAAAGACCGTATTACAAATTTAGAGTATGTTGCAAAAGTTGCATACGATGCTCGTAACCCAACCGGTGGTACTACAGGGCAGGTTCTAGTAAAGAACTCTTCAACCAATTACGATTACTCATGGACTACCTTTACAGGTCTTCCTTCACAAAGTGGTAACAACGGCTATTTCTTAACCACAAATGGCTCTTCAGCATCTTGGGCTGCAATTAGTCAAGTTCCATCACAATCAACTCATGCAGGAAAGTATCTAACAACTGATGGAACCACTGCATCATGGGCTACTATTACACAGCCAGAAACAGGTTCAGATAACTTTACATTAATGTTAATGGGAGCATAAGAAGGAGCCACACACGTGGGTAATTACGGTAATTTCGTATACGGTGGTGGCAAGTACGGAGCAACTCCAAAACTTGCATACTCTGTTGAACCTATGTCTATCACTGTTTTAGATTACGACAGAACCTTCATTGAATGGCAATCGCCTTCTGGTGATTTCACTCGTATCAGATTAGTAAGAAGCCAAACAGGATATCCAGAAAACGAAGAAGATGGCGTTATTGTTTGGGAACAGTTTGCTACCGAAGGTAATGTAAGTAGAGTTAGTTTTATTGACAGTGAAGACGCCGAGACTCCAATAATTGGTATTGACCCTGGTCGTCAAATTTATTACAGGGTCTTTCTTTACATTGATACTGAGTACTGGGTTGTAGCAGGACAAGTAACTGACACTGTTCCATCTGACCACGACTCTCAAAAGAAGTTTATGGACATAATTCCAAAAGTTTATACAAGCGAAGTACAAAGTCCTCTTGGAGTGACTGACCCAAGTTCTGACTTATACAAGTTTATGGGAGGCGTCTCATTTACCGTAGACCAGTTACTAACACAGATAGACTTGTTAAAACCAAATCACTCTTCTGAGGGAACGCCCGCCTCCCTGCTTCCAATAGAACTTCTAAATGCAGGGTTTACGACAGAGCAAAACCTTCCAGTAAAATATCAAAAGAAATTAGGAAGAGATGCATTCTATCTCTATGCAAATAGAGGTTTAGAAGTAGGTATAGGAGCATATGTAGAGGACTTAACTGGTTATGCTCCAGATATAACTGTTTCTCCCAACAGAATGTTGACTATTCAAGATTCAACATTTTTAAACAGCATTGGAAATTGGACTACGTCTAACGTAACACTTACTTCGGTTACAGAACAGGTTCCGGTTATAACAGACTACGTTATAGATGAGGGATACACAGGTAAGTGCGTAACCACAGGTTCTAATGCTTACATAATTTTGGGGAATGTCGACCCTGTTAGAAAAGGAATTCCAGTAACAGCGGATACAGACTATACCTTTGGTTATAAATATAAGTCACCAGCAAGCGCTGGAACTGTGACCTTAACAGTTAAATACTATGACAAAGATGGAATAGACTTATCATCAGATTTTACAGGAACCTCTAATTCAGCCAACAATACTTGGAAAACATCGTGGGAAAACACGACAACTCCTGCAGATGCAGTTTACGCTTCTTTTAAGTTGACTTTCAGTGCTGCTGGAACTTACTATGTAGACCAAGTTTACGTAGAAGAGGGCGAAAACACAGATAACACATCTTTTCAAGAAGCCCGTGCAGTCACCATATTTTTGAATCCAAACAAAACAAACTTTATAAAGAACCCATCATTTGAAGAAAACACAAACACTTGGACCATCACTGCAACCTCAAGCGCTGTCGATACTGAAGTAAAAGCCAGTATTGGAGCGGGCGCAGATTCATTGAGCATAGACCTAGATACTGGAGCAACTCTTGAAACTGAGTCTGCAGCAATGCCAACTCTTGATAAGTATTACACACTTTCGTTTTGGGCCAAAGCAAGTGCTGCAGTTGATGTTGAGGTTACCTTAACTCCAAATGATGATGGAGTACCTACGATTGGCGAAGAGACCGCTACGTTTACTTTGTCTACCGATTGGGAAAGGTACACGCTAACCTCATATGTAGACGCTGCGGATGTTGAGGTCGAGTTGACTTACACAGTAAACCTAGTCTTTGACTCTGCTTCGGGAGAGAACGTATGGGTAGACGCGTTCCAGTTAGAGCAGAGTTTCAAGGCCACCGACTACTTTGACGGCAGTTTATCCAGCCAGTTCGGTGTCGTGTGGGAAGGAACGGCCCATGAGTCTGCATCACACTGCTATGTCAATAAGGCAATCAAGTTGCCTCGTCTATCTCAAACAGTAGATGAGTGGCTTCCTTCAAACTGCTACTGGAGAATTACTTCATATGCGGGAGTTGAGTACACCAGACTAAGTGTGTAGGGTAGACCCATGGTCGACCTACTAATAACAACCTTGCTCGTTGCATTTGCTGTTACGTATCTGCTTGAACTTCTTGACCTAACACTTTTAGGTGCGTGGTTCGGTAAATCAAACATAAATATATTCTTTGCTTTGCCTTTGAGTTTTGGCGGTTTATTTGTATTCGAAGGATTAACTGTCGACTTAGTAGTATTAGTTCCATCCGCTACTTTTGTCTCACTATTTTTATCCAAGTACTTAAACAGACCAACGGTGGTACAGCAAAGACTGCCACGTTTATAAGGAGGGGCTATGAAAAGGATAATCGTTATGCCATTTAAAGATGGCGATGTAAAAGAGGGAATGCGCCGTTTAATACAGTTAAATAATGACGCTATTGTTGTTTTTCCAGTAATGGAATTACCAAAATTCACAACCTCCATGACAAAAATACTGGAAGAGACTGGCGTTAAGTATCACATGTTCTTCACAGACGGCAGTGACGGCATAGACAACCTAGTTTTAAAGGCCCACGATATAACGATGTGCCTAAATCCTTTGAAAGAATTAACACGGGAGATAACTGCAGACGATGTTCTTGCAATGGTTTGGGAGGACAGCATCGAGGCTCATCTAGTGCTCCACGCTGTCGAAGACCTAGCAATTGAGACTTGGAATATTGATGATGGCCTTGAGCCGGTAGAGGTTGAGTTTGACGATGATGACGAGTCCGACATGCTCTACGAAGAGATGCAAGAGGCTATGTCTAACTTCATCGAGGCCTTCGCCATCTACATAACCAACGGGGTTCTAAACACCATTACAAGGGCCGTAGAAGAGCGCCTGCGAGAGGATATGGGCAAGAAGGACATCAACCCCTTCGACAAGTAGGCTGCGCCCGTGAAAATCCCACAGGAGGCCTTTACAGCACCATTAACCGATTACCAGTTCCGACTGCTGGTCGTTCTATGCCGTTTTGCGGGCTCCAGAGGCCGTTTTAAGGCATCTATAGAGGTGCTGGGTAGAGAGACTGACAAAAAATCCGATAAGACCGTCAGAAGAGCGCTAAAGGCTTTGGAGAGTCAGGGTCTTATATCCACCTCTCAAACCCGCCGTGCCAATGGCTTCAACGGCTATCTTATGATTGAGATAAGGGACTCAAATTACCGCGCTATAGGGGACGCAAATTACCGCGCCTCACATGACTATGTGACTAATGGTTCACATAGCCAATCTACCAATAAGCCATTAGTACCTAATAGCCAAGATAGTTATCAATTAAAAGATATTAGAAACACCGGAGGTGTTTCGTTAAAGGAAGTGAAGGTTCCTATGAGAAACTACGATGATGGAGATGAACTGGCAGGCTTTGGTCTCATTGAGCCGAAAGATGAGCCAGCCAAAAAGATTTCCAAACGCGACCCCAAGACTCGTGGCAAGAGACCAGAGCATGAGTGGACCCCAATGGATGTCGCTGCAGAGTTTTCTTTTAGGGTTGGGCGCAAGTACCCCCTCCTTCCAGGAACAGTCAATGTCCGAGCCTTATCAGGAGCATTATCAAAGTTCAGAAAGCAATACGGAACTACTGCCTTAATTGAACTTGAACTTCTCCGTATGTTTATGGCGGATGAAAGAAACTTCAAGCAGATTGGTGACGAGGCTCCCAATCTTTATAAACTTTATCTCGCTTCATTTGGCAAGAAGATGAACCAAGCAAGAGAGAACCTTGGTCTTGGTCGAGTTGCTTCAGAGAAGACGCCCACTGTTAAGATGCCGACTCTTACTGCAAGTGATGGCAGACAGTTTCAGAATTCTATGTCTGGCAGAGCGCAACTAGAGCGGTACGAAACGAAGTTGAGGGGAGCCAAATAGTGTACGACGTGAATCAGTTGTCGTCATTGAAAAAGCATTGGCTTTTGCGTACTTCAAATATTCCACGTCGTTTTCTTGGACTTGAGCCCAAAGATATTGTTGAGCGCTCCGGTGAATTACCACCGCAGTATGACCAGTGGATTGATGATGTTGTAGGCAATCACGTTATAAAGCAGATTGGCAACATTGGAACTACTGGCGTAGGTATGCTTTTTGACGGAGGGCCCGGAATTGGCAAAACAACTCATGCAGTTGTCGCCGCTATGGAGGTGGTCCGACGTCTCCCAGATGACGACGACGAGGCTCGGAAGATTCTGGGTATGAATGCGAGCGATTATGGCCTCAATGCTCGCCCTATCTACTACATGACTTACCCTGAGTTTTTATCGAAGAAGAAGTCGACATTCGATGCAGACCCAGAGGACAAGAAGCAGATGGTTTACGAACTCGAAGGGCTGCATGGTCGCTCGAAGTTTGATTTCTTAAACGTCCGGATATTGGTCATTGATGACCTTGGAAAAGAATACGGTTCAAAATACGATGACACCTCGTTTGATGAGATACTGCGTTCTAGGTATGACAGAGCGTTGCCCACAATTGTGACAACCAATGTGATGCTTGAGAACTGGAGCGATAAGTACAGCGAAGCGATGGGAAGTTTCGCCCATGAAGCATTCGTTAGAGTTCCAATCTTTGGTTCTGATTTGAGGGGAGCGCAATGAAAGGTGGCAGTGTGCGCACATCCTGGAGAACTATCCAGTTGTTCATCTCTGCACAGGCTGCTGGTATTTTTGAAGTTGAAGTCGATACTGACACAAGAAAACTTCGTTGTAACTGTCCTAAATGGCGCAAAACTTTTGATTGCAAACATGTCCGTTTTGTAAACGAGCGCATGGTTATGAATGATGGGCATTACTCAATTCTCATACCTGAAGAGATACCGGAAGAGTTAGCATTGACCGCAAGCGATACGGCTGAGAAGTTTCGTGAGTTTGTAGTCAAATACGCTAAGATAGAAGTCTTATGAAAAACGGAGACATATCCAATGTCTCCTCTCCGCAGGTAATCGCTACAACAGATGTAGTGGTAAAACTAGTTGAAGAAGAGACTCGACGTCTTTTAGGTAAAAAGATTTCCTATAAGATTGGCGACATTGATTTGCTGGGGGCCAACAAACTTTGGCTTATTGCAAACAATTACGGCATATCTTTGGAATTGGCTGGCTTTCAATCAGAAGGCTGGACCGAAGAATTGCTTGACAAAGCATTCGAAAAGTTAGAGCGCCGTGTAGTTAACCCATTTAACTATTGGCAGTTGTACGAAAGTGTAGATGAGTTAGTCGAAGCGCTTCCGTATCGACCAAACTTGAAGGGCATAGTTGATAAGCCTGACCGAGTTGCGCGATATGGTTCAGCAGGTATAGAACTAGCCAATCTTTAGAGCCTTGAGGGGGCGATATGGCAGCAGATAACGAACATCGTTTGGTCAGCAAGATTATCCGTGACCGAGACATTGTTCCTGCGTTGTCACGAGGCGTTCAGGATGCTTGGTTCTTAGACGAAGACAATAGAAAAGTTTGGGTATTTGTTCGCAAGCATTACAGCGAATATCGTGAAGTTCCTACTGGCGTAACAGTCAAAGACCACTATCCAAATTACAAAATTCTTGATGTAGATGATTCTGTTGAGTATTTGTTGGATACGATGGTCGACTTCCGTCGTCGACTTCTTACTCGTCAAGGTTTAGAGAATGCAGTTGAGTTACTACAAGAGAACAATCACAATGCTGCTCTGCTTGCTATGGAGCAGGCTATTGCAAAAGTCAATGAACAGGGCGTGCTTGGAACTCACGAAGTAGACCTATCAAAGAACACAGAACAACGCTATGAAGATTACAAGTCTTTACAGAACAAAAAGTTCCTAGGAATACCTACAGGATTCGAGAAGATTGATGAAGCAACTGCAGGACTGCAGGGTGGTCAACTAATCACCATCATCGCCCCACCAAAGACTGGTAAGTCGCAGATTGCTTTGCAGATTGCCATAAATGTTCACAAACTTGGTTATGTTCCCATGTATCAGTCATTTGAGATGAATAACCACGAACTACAACAGCGCCACGATGCTATGCGTGCAAACATATCTCACAGCCGTCTTCGTAGAGGTAAGTTGTTACCCGCAGAAGAGAACCGTTACATAGATATGCTCAACGAGATGGAAAAATTAAAACCATTTCATCTTGTAGATGCTGTAAACGGAATCACCGTCTCTGCTCTGGCAGCAAAGATTGAGCAGTGCAACCCTGACATTATTTTTGTTGACGGTGTTTACCTCATGCTCGATGAGATTACTGGCGAAATGAACACGCCTCAAGCAATTACTAACATTACCCGTGCTTTGAAACGCCTTGCCTTCAAGATTAATAAGCCGATGGTGATTACCACTCAGACCCTATTGTGGAAGATGCGTGCTGGCAAAGTAACTGCAGACTCTATTGGTTATTCATCATCCTTCTTCCAAGATTCAGATGTGATTCTTGGTCTTGAGCCAGTTGAAGAGGATGAAGAGATTCGTTTACTAAAGATTGTTCAATCACGTAACTGCCCACCAAGCGAAACTGCTATCACTTGGCGTTGGGAGACTGGTTGTTTCCACGACGAATCGTTTATGACCAAGTGCACCTACTGCATGAACTGGGGCAGCAATGTTTGATGTAGAGACAGTTCTACTTTCTCTTGATTTACCGCTTGCAGCACAGCGTGGCAGTGAAGTTAATGGCTTATGTCCAATGCACAAGAAGCGCACTGGAAAAGATGACCATCATCCATCTTGGTGGATTAATACAGTTACTGGTGCACACATTTGTTTTTCTTGTGGTTACAAGGGAAACCTTTACACACTTGTTCGTGACTTGCGTGGCATTGATTACCATGAGGCAAAAGAGTTTATTGATGGACAAACAGAACTTCCTGTTGATTCGTTGCTTCGTCGCATCAAGGATTTACCACAGTATGTACAGCCTGAAGCAGAGCCAATAGGTATGTCAGAGGCTCGTTTGGCTGTGTACTCAGAGCCTCCTGCATTTGAGTTAAAAAAGCGATTCCTAACTGCAGAAGCAGCAAAGCACCATGGCGTACTTTGGGATGTAAATCATTCAGCATGGATTCTTCCTATCCGCCATCCCGACACATATGAATTGATGGGATGGCAAGAAAAGGGTGCTAGCGGTCGGTTCTTTCGCAATCAACCAGCAGGAGTTAAGAAATCAAAGACTGTATTCGGTGTTGAAGTAATGGCAACAGATATTCTTCTTGTTGTTGAATCTCCATTAGATGTAGTTCGTCTTCGCTGTGCCGGTGTTGAAGGTGCTGTTTCTACATATGGCGCGATTGTTAGTGAAGACCAAGCAAAGATTATGCGCAGAGCAGAGAAGGTAATCGCGGCGTTTGATAAAGATGAGGCTGGACTAAAGGCTGCAGATTCGATGCGTCCTTTTGCTCGCAAGTACGGCTTAAATTTGTTCTTCTTTGATTACGCCGGTATTGATGTTAAAGACCCCGGTGATATGACGATAAACGAAATTCACAAGGGCATAGAGAACGCGAAGTCTTATGTGTTAGGCAAGGAGGCTTTCCTTGTTTAGCGGAACGCTCAAGCCTTATCAGGTAGAGGCTGTAAGTCGTATGGTGGGCGAGAAGAAGATGCTTGTGGCCTACGAGATGGGTTTAGGAAAGACCTGTATGACAATAGCGGCCCTAGAAAAATTAAACGATACTGGGCAGATACGGATTGGTCCTGTTCTTGTAATAGCCTTATCTAGCCTTAAATATCAATGGCAAAAAGAGATAAAGAAATTCTGCACAGGTGTTGAGTCGACTGTAATAGACGGCAATAAACAACAACGAACACAACAGTATGCAGACGGTCAAAAGTCAGACTATGTGATTACTAACTACGAATCCATAGTCAATGATTGGGATATCGTAAAGAAGTATCTGTGGGGAGCAATCGTCTGTGACGAAGCCACTGCCATAAAGGGCTTTAGGTCTAAACGTTCTAAAAAGGTAAAGGAACTATCTCGCAATGTCCCTGTCAGATTTGCATTGACTGGAACTCCTATAGAGAACGGTAGACCAGAAGAGTTGTACAGCATCATGCAGTTTGTTAACCCAAACTTGCTTGGTCGTTTTGATTTGTTTGACCAAACATTCATTGTTCGTAACCACTTTGGTGGCGTGCAGAGATACCGCAATCTCCCAATCTTTCACGAAAAGATGAAGACCTGTTCAGTTCGTAAAATACAGACTGACCCAGATGTTGCCCCATATCTTCCAAGTGTCATTTACCGTGACCCAATACTGGTTAGGTTTGACTCTGCAGGTAGTAAGTTGTATAACTTCATTGCAGAAGAACTTCGTAATGAGTTGATAGAAGCCAAACAATTACTAGGTGCAAACTTTTCAATAGCCGCTCACTACGGAGAGGGATACAAGCCAGGAAGTCCAGCAGACACTATGCGTGGTTCGATAATGTCCAAGATAACTGCGCTCAGAATGGTTTGTGACAATCCATTTATTCTTGCTGGCAGTGAGTCTGAGTATGCAAAGTATTTAATAAACAACGGTCACGTAAAAGTAAAAGGAATGGGAGTTCCAAAACTTGACACTCTTGTAAGTTATGCCAACGAACACCTTGACACTGACCCAGATGCCAAGATAGTTGTGTTTGCTTCATACCTAGATGCCGTAGCAATAATCTATGACAAACTTGGTGGCACTATCTATACCGGAGAAATGAACGCCAAAGAGAAAGAAAAAAGCAAAGAAAAGTTTTTGACCGACCCGAATTGCAGAGTGTTCATTTCCTCTGATGCAGGTGGTTACGGAGTCGATTTGCCCAATGCAAATCTTTTGATTAACTACGACCTTCCCTGGAATGCTGGATTGGCTATTCAGAGGAATGGTCGTATCAAAAGGGCGTCTAGCAGATGGCCTACCATAACCATTCAAGACATCCTTATGAAGAACTCCATAGAAGAACGACAGCACGAAATGCTTCAGCAGAAGGGCGCTGTGGCTAATGCCGTACTTGACGGTGCGGGAATCAACGCTCGTGGTGGGGTAGACTTGACCGTAGGAAGTTTGTTGAACTTCCTGTCTAAATCGTAGGAGGGGCAAATGCCACGCGTATCAAAACAAGAATCAAGAGTCATTGACAAGGACAATACTTTGTCACAAGCACAACAGTATGTCTTTTATAAAAAACAAGTTGAGTATTTTCAAGAGCAAATGAAAGAGTTGCGTGAAGATTTGTTCTCCAAGATTGAGGAGAGCGGAGAAACAGATGACAAAGGAAATATAATTTTTGAGTTACCTGAAGAAATTGAAGGCGTTAAATCTATGATGAAGCAACGCCGTGTAACAAGAAAGATTGACGAAGATGTTGCTTTCGACATAATTGATGAGAAGGGTCTTCGTGACAAACTTATAAAGACTGTAGAAATTATTGATGAAGACGCACTAATGGCTGCGTTGTACAGCGATGAACTAACAGAAGAAGAGATTGATGAGATGTATCCACAGACAGTCGTCTGGGCATTGGTGATGAAGAAGGACTAACATGCCTGGTCTAAGAGGAGAAGACGAAATTATCGAGGCTTTCAAAAACCTCGAATATGCTCCTGGTTCAAAGAAAAAACGTCGTGAACCAGACCCAAAGGTTTCTCGCCGTAAAAGCGGTGAGACTAATGGTTGGGATGAAAATCCAATCATTAAAACATTAGGTGGAAAGGAAACTGAGGTCTACACAATCGGTGCATTAGCACAAGCATTGGAAAAGACCATTGTCACTGTTCGTCTATGGGAACGTAAGGGCTATATCCCACGTGCCCCGTATCGACTTCGGTCTAAGACCTTACAAGGTAAGAAAACTGGAGGAAATCGGGTTTATACCCGCGCTCTTATAGAGGCTGCAGTTGACGAGTTTTCAAAACGAAACCTTCTAGGTTCCGCTCGTGTAGAATGGAACCAACACGAAGACCTTACAGAGGCTTTAGTAAAGCGCTGGAAGGAACTCACATCCATAGAGAGCCAGAAGTAGTAAACCCGTACCGAGATGCGAACTACTCAGTGCCTCACGACCAAGAAAGAAAGATATGCCAATTACAAAACCAGCAGTAAACGCTGATTCATATCTCGATGAAGATAGCGAAACAGCAACACCAAAGGTTGGAACAACTGTGCAACAGGGCTGGGATGCCGTTGATGCACTACTAAAGTCGGATAACTCCGAGTTTCCAACCGATTTCAGGTTCTCTGAAGAACCACAATTGGTTAAGTTCCTTGAGGACCAACCATTTGCAACCTACGAACAGCACTGGATTGAACGCCCAAAGGGTAAGAAGTCTTTCGTATGCATGGGTGAGGGTTGCCCACTTTGCGAAATCCTTGGCGATAAGCCTCGCGGTAAGTTCGCATTTAATGTCTACGTACTAAGTGGTGAGACAGAAGGATTACAAATCCTTACCGCTCCACCATCGCTGGCTCGTCAAATCAAGAAGGCTCATGATGACGAGCGCAAAGGACCTCTTTCAAAAGAGTTCTGGGAGATTTCTCGACTAGGCACAGGCCCAACGACGCAGTACACCCTCAACTTCGTCCGTGGTCGTGACCTTGCCGAGGAGTGGAAACTTAACCCTGATACGGTTAATGAGTTAGTAGCAGCCGCTGAACCATATACAGCAGAAGTAATTCGAGAGACCCCTCGCTCTGAACTACTAGAAGTTGCTCGCTCAGTCGCTTAAGACGTTCCACAAGTAGGAGAGCCCGTTTCCTCCATTTCGGGCTCTCTTACTCTAATTAGAGGGGTTTTATGAATATCATTACAACACAAGAACAACTAGATGAGTTAGTTGCGCACTACAAAAATGTAGATGCATTTGCTTTCGATGTTGAAACAGTTGGTGAAAATAGAATCCAACCTGTAGTCAACGATGTCTTATGGATTTCTCTTGCAACAGAAGACCGCGTAGATGTAATACCTATGGGTCACCCAAATGGCGAGTTCTTGCATTGGGATAAAGAGTTACTGCTTAGTGGTCAGCGCAAATTAGCGGCTGGCAAAGAACTGAAAGACACCGATTACTCGAAGAACCAAGCAAAGTGGAAACCAGTCTTTGGTCCTGCTCCAGTTCAGTTGTTGCCCGGTGATGTGTTCAAGGCTTTAAAGCCTTTGTTCTTTAGCGACCAACTAAAGATTGGTCACAATATAAAGTTTGATTTAAAGTCAATTGCAAAGTATTACCGTGGTGTTGTTCCTAAAAAGCCTTTCTTTGACACGATGATGGCTGGCTTCATTACTAATAACATGCATCGTGGATATCTAGGTCTTGCTGATTGTGCAAAGAGAGAGTTAGGAATAACTGTAGAAAAGGGCGTAGGAGCACAGGTAGAGATACACGCCTTTAGTGATGTAGCAAAGTACTCAGGACTAGATGCTGATGTTACCTACAAACTTTACAAAGTAATGTCGCCCAAATTAGATGGCGACCTTAATCGTGTGTGGAATCTTGAAATGGACATTATTGCAGCCTTATGTGACATGGAACTTACTGGGGCAAACATAGACGTTGTTGAGTTAACTAATCTAAAGAAACGTCTTGAAAAGGATATCGATGATGCCAAAGCAAGGGCCTGGAAACTTGTAGGGAAGCCTTTTTCAATGAATTCGGTACAAGAGAAACAGAAGTTGCTCTTTTCTCCTAAAGAAGAGGGAGGTCGAGGTATCAAGCCAAATCTAAGAATTAAGGTAGCGCTGACAGCCAAGGGTCAAGAAGTTGCCTCAACCAATCCTATGAAGTTAGGTATACATCACTACTCAGTTTCATCTGATGCTCTGGAGTTCTACCGTAGTAAGGATGAGTTGGTAGACGCAATTCTTGATTATCAAGATTTGAATAAGTTAATGACAACTTATGTAATGCCCTATCTTGGTGGGGAGGTTACTCACACCGTTATGGGCAAAACAAAAGTAAGCGAGAAGAAATCGCTCCTAATAAACGGCAAAGTACACACAAACTTCAAACCACACGGAGCAGAGACAGGGCGTTTCTCCAGTAGCGACCCAAACCTACAGAACATTCCAAGTGGTGGAGATTACGGCAAGTTAATTCGTGACCTTTTTATTGCACCACCTGGACATAAACTAGTTGTTGCGGACTACAGCCAGATTGAGCCACGCATCATTGCAGCCTTCTCAGGTGACCCGATTATGATGAAGAACTATCTAGAAGGCGGAGATATCTACACCACTATCGGTAACACAATGGGAGTAGACCGCAAGGCAGGAAAAGTCCTAGTTCTAGCGATGTCTTATGGAGTTGGACCAGAAAAGATTGCTCAAAGTATCGGCTGTACAGTCAAAGATGCAAGAGATTTATTGGAGCGCTTTACAAAACAATTTAATGACATTTCAAAATACAAAGCACGAGTCATACGCATGGCTTCTGCCCATACACCAACGCCTTATGTGTCTACCTTGTTTGGAAGGCGTAGGTATATCCCTGACCTAAAAAGCCGAGACCAAGGCCTTAAGTCTAGGGCGGAACGTCAGGCTTTTAACACAGTTATTCAGGGTTCCGCAGCCGACATTATGAAGTTAGCGATTGTTAGGGCCCACTCCTGCTTTGTCGATGAGCCTGGAGCAAATGTCATTTTGACCGTGCACGACGAGTTGGTTACCGTTGCCCGTGAAGATTTAGCGGAGGATGTGGCAGAAGCAATCCGCGAGTCAATGGAAGGCATACGTCTTCCAGAGATTACAGTTCCGCTTATTGCTGAAGCAAAAATTGTTGATAGATGGGGAGAGGCAAAAGAATGAGTAACGCAAATTGGTGGGCTAATAAATTAGGACAACAACCAGCACAACAGCCACGTCCTGCAGATATTCCAATGCCACCGTCACAACAGCCAATGACTCCGTACACACCTCCAGTTGCAAATCCAAATGTTTCTAAAGCCCAAAGCGCTTTACAAAATCAATCTTGTCCAAATTGTAACTCTAATAACTATATGAGTGTTGCTGGTGCAAAGTTGCGTTGTTATGACTGTGGGTATCCACTAGAGCAATCAGGAAGTAGATATGGGTCTCTTACAGGTGCAAAAGTGGAAGGCTCTACAAAATCCGCAAGAGGAAATGACTCAACAAATAACTTTAACCCACAACAAATAATTGGAAGGATTGATGGATGATAACTGATGAAGCAAAAAAGATTGTCGCTCAATTAAATAAGAAGTTTGGCGATGGAGTTGTTGTCTTTGCCTCAGATATTCGTTCTGACCTTGTTCCAAGGTTTACTAGTGGTTCTACAACACTTGACTATGTACTTGGTGGCGGCTTCCCTGGCAACCAATGGAATGAGTTAATTGGAGAGCCATCACACGGAAAGACTGCCGTTGCTCTTAAAGCAATTGCTGCAAACCAAGTAAAAAATCCAGACTTCACAACAGTATGGGTCGCAGCAGAACAATGGGTTCCAGATTATGCAGAAATGTGTGGAGTAGACACGTCTCGCGTTATTGTTGTTGAAACCAGCGTTATGGAAGAAGCATATGATGCAGTTATAGCATTTGCTGAATCTAAGGCTGTAGACGCAATTGTTATCGACTCTCTTCCAGCACTATCACCTTCTCCTGAGTTGGAAAAGACAATGGATGAGGCGACTGTAGGTAAAGGCGCCTTATTAACTAACAAGTTCTTCAGAGTTGTAGGTACTGCAATGAAGAGAAGTCTTGTTGAAGCAGAACGCCCTGTCTTGGGCATTGTGATTAACCAGTACCGCATGAAGATTGGCGTGATGCATGGAGACCCTCGCACCACTCCTGGAGGTGAAGGAAAGAACTATGCATTTTTCACTCGATGTGAAATCCGTAGAGATGAATGGATTGAACTTGGTTCAGGTAACAATAAAATCAGAATTGGGCAGAGAATCAAAGTCCGTACTCTCAAGAATAAGACGGCGCCCCCACAGAGAGTTGCATACTTTGACTTTTACTTCTCAGAAGGCGGCCCTTGCCTTCCTGGAGAATATGATTTCGCTAAAGAGATTGCGTCTCTTGCAGTCGTCAAAGGATTAATAGATAGAAAGGGCGGGTGGTATTACTATGGAGAAAGAAAATGGCAGGGAATTGAACCAGTCATTGATAGCCTCCGTAGCGAGATTGACCTCAAGGAAGAACTTGAAAAGGCTGTCCTTGAGTCAACCGATGCCATTGTGGTGGGTGATGATGAGTAACGGATTTGAAATCATTGACCAACAATGGGCTGAAGATTTAGAGCGTGGTGTAGAGGCTTACACAGATATGTTATTTGAAGCCATCTATCCAATGGGTGATGACGAAGAAATAACAGAGACCATATCAGGAGAGCCATTCTGTGGTTGCAACAGATGCTTCTGGAGAGAAACTCTGTTCTATGTAGTTCCCAAGTTGCTTCGTGGATACGAGGAAGGCAAAATACAACTTGAGGAGTAAAGGGCAAAAGGAGTCTCAGAAGCACGAAAAGCGTCTTGCCAAAAAAATTGGTGGGAAACGCAATGCTGCATCTGGGGCTCTTTGGTCTAGAAAGGGCGATGTTCGGTCAGCCGACCTACTGATTGAGCATAAGTGGACTGGTAAAAAACAGTTCACCGTAAAGTCCGAAGTATTAAAGAAAACAGTAAGAGAGGCAATCCTTGAAGGACGAATGCCAGTAGTTGGTATTCATCTCGATGGGGAAGATTACGTCATTCTTCTTGAGGATGACTTCATTGAGATGAGGGAGAAAACAAAGGATGCCTAACACATGGAAGAACCAGACTACGCTTGGAGATACCAAGCGCGATGTTCCGGAGAAGACACCGACCTCTTCTACCCACCTAGAGACAAAGAGCAATACAAGATTATTGCTGCGAAAGCAAAAACATTCTGTTTTGGTGAGACTGGAAAGAACCATTGTCCTGTCAGAAAAGAATGTCTATGGGACGCAGTATCAAGAGACGAACCACATGGAATATGGGGAGGTCTTTCTCATCGCGAGAGGAACGCCCTCGTAAGAAAGTGGCAAAAGAAATACAAAAAGAAAAAAATAACCCTAGAAGAATTCATCTTTAGTAAGGAAGTGTGATGCCAGTTCAAGCGTCGAAAGACCTCAAGAAGTTCTTGGATGCCAAGAAGACTGAAACTAGACTTCTAGGTGATGTAGAAAGACACCTGTTGCTCAAACCTCCTAGTAATCGTAGAACGGATGTTCTTCATCCATCTGAGATTATTAAGGCAGATTGGTGCCATAGGTATTCTTTTTATTTGCTGAAAGGTGGAGAACCTAAGAAAGAAAAGCCAAGTCTTAGACTGCAGAACATTTTTGACGAAGGTCATGCCATACACGCAAAATGGCAGAACAGATTCAAAGAGATGGGCGTTCTCTACGGTATGTGGCATGGACCAGTAGGGAAGGGGTGGAACATCTCCTCTGAGGTAGACGCAGAAGACGAATACCTAGAAGTTCCACTAAAGGACGAGTCGCTTCGTATTCATGGTCATGCTGATGGTTGGATTAAGGGCCTTGGAGAAGATTGCCTAATTGAAATTAAATCAATTGGCGCTGGAACTTTAAGATTTGAATCTCCAGACCTTCTCTACGATGCAGGTGGAGATGTAACAAAGGCATGGAAAAACATACGCAGACCTTTCCGCAGTCACCTTCTACAGGGACAAATGTACTTAGAACTAGCCCGCCGTATGTTTGGTGAAGATGCGCCAAAAGAAATAGTTTTTATTTATGAACTCAAGGCAGACCAGGATTATCGTGAGTTCACAGTAAAAGCAAACTTTGAAATAGTGGAAAGAATTTTTAATGCAGCCAAGAAAGTTGTAGATGCAGTAGAGGCTGATAAGATGCCGGTCTGCAATGTATCAGAGGACGGGTGCAAACAATGCGACTTGATACCCTAGTTGAGAAGGGGATGAACATCCCCAAACCTTCCTATGACCTTGTAACTCTTCCTCCTGACATTACTGACCTTAGTGGTGAGCAGTTGGCTGAAATGTTTACAATACTAACTGGATGGGCTGATTACACAGCATCTCAACTGGCTCAGGCTCAGATTGCAGAACGTGCCGCACAAAGAGCATTGGATTTTAAAGTAAATAAATTGATGGTAGAAAAGTTGGGGTCTGCAACAAAAGGAGACAAAGTCACCTTAATCAGGGCTCAGATTGCCATTGATGATGATGTAGTAAAGTTGGAGGATGCTTTAGAAGAAAAGCATGCTTACAGGAAGATGGTAGAGATGATGCTCTCCAATCAGGAGAGAGATATCACTCTAGTATCTAGAGAAATAACTCGTAGAACGGCTGGAGGGCCGAGGAGGGAATACGTATGAGAAAGTTATTAGCACTTGTTTTACTATTGGTTGGAGTTTCGTTTCCAGCCCAAGCAAACACACCAACAGTTGCCATAATCGATGTTGGCTTTAATGCATCATTGTTTCCAAACAATGTTGTAGCAGAAGTTTGTATCGTTTCTAATGCAGCGTGTCCAAATGGTCAAAGATTCCAGGAGAGCGCTGGAGCAGCATCAGTTCCTGCCAATGCACTACCAGCATTTGCTCATGGCACAACGATGCTCTCGATTCTTACATCTGTAAATCCAGATGCCAAGGTCGTGCTTATCCGCATTTTAGGATTAAGCGCTAATGGTCGTGCTGGCGGATACACCATAGATGATGTGACAACTGCACTTCGTTGGGTAGTTGATAATTCATCGCGCCTAAACATCAAGGCTGTAAGCATTTCGCAAGGAAGAGTAAACGCCCCTTGTAGAGCAACGCCTGAACTAACAGGAGCAATCTCTTCTCTGAAACAACAAGAAGTAGCAGTAATAGCCTCTACAGGTAATGAGAAGAACAGAACTAATATTGCTGTTCCTTCTTGTATCGATGATGTTATTTCTGTAGGAGCAACCGACAATCCAGCATTACGAGGTGGAGAGGCTTGGGACAAGAACGCAACACCAACTATTGCTCTGTATAGCAACGGAAATGCATCAACAGACTTCTATACAAATGGTCGGTTCTTTCACACGGCAATGAATGGTTCACGTCAGTTTGCAGTAGGAACTTCAAATGCAACTGCAGCGTTTGCCGGATGGTGGATGAAGAATCTAAAGTCAACTATTAACGAGACTTATGCAAGTATTGCAACAACAACTACATCTAACCAATGGCTAACAGGAAGGTATGTGTTTATTCCATGAGTGAACCGATTTTGCCAGAAGCACATCAACTCATAAACAATGAGAGAAATTCTTCATACGACCATCCTCTTGATAACTTTAAAAGGATAAAGAAGGGTTGGGAAGTAATCTTTGGAATAGAGATTACTGAAGAGCAAGTAGGCCTTGCCATGGCATGGGTCAAGATTGCACGAGAAGTTTACAAGCACAAGAGGGATAACTTGGTAGACGGCGCTGGGTATCTTGGAACTGTAGACATGGTCATTACTGAAAGAGAACGCCGTGCCAACCAAGTCGATTGATGCAGGCTTAGAAAAAGACTTATTAGTTGCTATAGGGATAGACCAGTCATTAACTGGTTTTGCGTTTACAGCATTGGCTGTGTCTGACCCTAAGCAGTACATGACTTGGGTGTACAAGTCTCCATATTTTGGAGTAGAACGTCTTGTCGATATTCGACAGTTCTTGTTTGACCATTTTGATTACATCTCAGAAAATCATCCAATACAAAAGATTGCAATGGAAGGTACGGTTCTTGCTAGTCACTCTGCCTTGGTTCTTGGAGAACTATCGGCCCTAGTAAAACTGACCATCTATGACTACTTTGATGACGATACTAAATTTCCAGTAATGGTTCCTCCTATGACCCTAAAGAAATACGCAGCAGGTAAGGGAAATGCCAAGAAGCAGGAGATGCTCCTACAGATGTACAAGAGATGGGGAGTCGAGTTTAACGATGATAACGCTGCCGATTCTTACGCTCTAGCAAGGCTGGCTGCCGATATCTTTACCGACAAGGTAGAGGAATCTGTAGTTATGCAAATGCAGGATAGTAAATACCGAGACCAACGACGAGATTAGTCCTACCATTTTGCCCTAGGAGTGGCACTACATCGGAACCAAAGGACTAATAATCGTGTCTACAGAAGTAACCTCTACTGAAGAAGCATTTCTAAGAGTAAGCGCATCATCCAATCCACAAAGCGTTGCATCTGCAATTGCTCACGCTATCTATGAAAAGCACGAGGTAAAAATTCGTGCTGTAGGTGCTGGAGCCGTAAATCAGGCAGTAAAGGCAATCGCTATCTCTCGTGGCTATGTCGCTCCTCGTGGCATGGACCTGACTTGTAAGCCAGGGTTTACCACGATTGAGAGCAGGGATGGCGAGATTTCCGCCATCGTATTCGCCATTACAGCCAACTAAAACAGTCGTATCCTTGTACTGAACAAGGGAGTCTCTCTATGGCAAATTGGGCAGATATGGACCACGCAATGCGTCGACGCATGGGTGCTCCATCCAATCACTTTGAATCGGTAGGTAACATGAAAAACAGAAATATTGACACACCAGAAGAAGTTCTTGCTTCTGCTGCTCATTCAGCAAGCCCACGCCGTTATGTAGGCATGGACTACTCAGGTGTAACAAATGTAAGTGCAAAGCCACTAAAGGGTAAGTTGATGCCAAAAGGAAACAAGCAGGCAGCAGACCCAATAGTTCCAAATAAGGCTAACCGCAAAAACATTCCTGCAGGTTCTGCATCACAGTCCGAGCGTTTAGGTGCTCGATATGTTGTTGGTGCAAAGTTCCCAGGAGTTCATTCTGTTGAGGCTTCTGCAACTCTTGCAAATGCAAAGACAGTTCGCTCCGTATCAGGAAAGCAAGCACCTGATTTTAATTACGGGATGTCTGACTCAAGGGAGTAGTAGTGCCACGTTCAGCAGTTGAATTTGGTGACGACGACGAGCGTAGACCCGCAAGTTATCCAGCACCAATGTCATTAGGTGCGTCTACTCGTGGAACATACGAGCAACGCACTGCTTGGCAGACCCGTGAAATGGGAAGAGGAGCACCTCTTCCATATTCAAGACGTAGCGCTGGTTCTGTCTACAGTTTTGATGACGGTTCTTCTTCGGCTCCTTCAATTCCACGCTCTGATAAACAATAAGGATGCAATGGCAAGAAATGAAGAGTTCAGTGTTGGGAGGAATGTCGCTGTACCTTTAGCGGCAGAAGGAGCGGCACGCTACGCAAAAGACATGGGACTTGTGCGTCCTAATCGTTTTGATAATGTCGTTGTAAATATTCCTCAAGCACAAAAGATTGCTCGTGAATACCAAGAAGCCCCTTCGTTTGACCCTAAAGCCGTACCTCATTACAAGGCAATGGCAGAAGAAACAAAACGTCAATATGATTATATGACTCGTCCTCGTTCAAAGGGTGGTCTTGGCGTTGACGTTTCAGTTACAAAAGATGACCCATATGCAAAAGCCGCACATATGATGCAAGATGCTGGTCAAGGAAGATTTAAAGTGTTTTCAACAGCGTCCACAGGCGGTCATCCATATTTTTCACATGACGAGAACGATATGTTCCGTGCAGTTCATGATTTCTTTGGTCACGCTGCAACTGGTCGTGGATTTGACCCGCATGGTGAAGAGGCAGCCTTCCGCAGTCACTATGCAATGTTTAGTCCAATGGCTCGTCCTGCTATGGCTACGGAGACTCGTGGTCAAAACAGTCTTTTGAATTACGGTGACCGCAAGGGCGAATTCCCTGAACAAAAGGTTGCAGTGCTAAAGTCTTCAGGACTTATTACTCCCATTGGTCGTCGTGCAGAGTTTCATAAAGCAACACAAGAAGCAAAAATGGCGCACGATAAAATGCTAAAAGGGTTCAAATCATGAGTACAGTAAAGGCACACGTAGATTTAAAAACTTTAGAATTTATGTTAGACCTACCTCAATCTTTTGTAGTACAGGACATCGTAGTAGATGGGGATAAGGCAGTTCTAACACTAGAAACAGACGATGAGATACCAGCAGAGGTATCCCTTGTGTATGACACAGATGAGTATGGCAACGTTGCACTGACAGGATTTGGTGAAGTAAATGATTAGCCATTCTGAATTTGCAGACTTAGTAAACGACCCTAACGTTGGTGGTGCTTCCCGTACATTTCGTGGTAAAGAAAAAGTTGAAGGACCTGGGGTTATGGTTTCTGAAGAAGGCGCCCAAGAAAGAAGCGCTCCTCCCTTGACTCCAGAACAGGCAAAAGAGTATTTTGAAAAGCACGAGCCATCTGCTGAAGAACCAGAGGCACATGGTGGTTGGAAACAGGGCGGAGTAATATTCCAAGATAAGAGTCGTAAATATGAAACTCTTGGAGAAGCCCGTACTGCTGGAACTGGTAATAGACAAATCGCTGGCTGGGATTTAGGTAAAGGACAAGAAGAACACGGTGTTGACTACCTTCATCCTGAAGGTGGAAATGTTTACTTTGACAGAGATGTTCCTGGTGTAAATCCAGACTGGAGATGGCGTCAAACTTCTCACACAACAAGTGAGTATGAAAGACTGGCTCCTAAACCAAAAAAGAATGACCGTGTTGATTTAGCCCATGTAAATCGTGGTGCAACTCGTAGAAACAAAACTGGAAGGACTGTGCCAGTTACATTAAACGAGGTATTAGCAACTATCTCTAAGAACAGGAGAAAACGCTAATGCCTACAGGTTCTAATAATTTTTCAGCCAATCAGAATTGGCAATCGTTAGGTGCTGGTGGCTTCTATGGCTATAACAACCAAGGTGGTGCCGGAACTCCTGTTGCACACGACACCATGGATGCGTTACGCATTGGTGTTGGTCGTGTTCCTTCTGCAGAATATCCTGATGGCTATCTTGGAACCATACGTTCTCGTCGTGATGACAGGCTTCTTGACTCAGTAAAGAGTCGCGTAAATCAAAAGGCGTATCAACGTGGTGTTCATAAAGGCGAGCGTATTGAGCCTTCTATGTACTACTGGCCTGAAGAGTTCAATCCAGATATGGGTATTCGTCGTCAGATGATGGCAAAGGTTGATACTAGTAGCGGAGCAACACTCTATCGTTCAACTCGATTTGCTCCACAAACACAGTTAACTCCTGCTCCACATCTGGTAAATGATGGTAAATCAAATCTTGTTTCTACAGCGCCAGGTGAAATTGATGTTCGTCGCCAAAATATGTTGGCTTATTTGAAACCAGCGTGGCGATAATGAAGTTTTTTGGTGTAAATGAACATGGAAGATGGGATGCAAACCTTGCTCAAGCCCAATTTCATGTGCATATACAGAACATAATGAATAAATACAAAGAAGCCAGTCCTGAACTACTAAAAGGTGGCTCTTCTTGGTATGAACGCGCTCATGAAGAGGCTAAGAAGGTTGGTGGAGGAGATGTTAAAAAAGGCGCAGGAATAATTGCTGCACTATCTCCTTTAAGTGACTGGAACAGAAATGTTGCAGAGGCTCATGAAATGCGCAAAACAGGGACAGTTCGTAGCGCTCTTATTCCACAAAATGTAGAAAAAGCACAAAAAATTATGGCTGGTCAAGACCCCCGTGATGTGTTGGGTGGACATAAAGTAACTAACTTTTTTGAAAACATACATGACCCAAGTAACAAAGAACCAGTAACAATTGACCGTCATGCATACGATATCGCTATGGGGCATCCTTTTGTTGGCACAGGAAGAAAGAGCACACCACGTGGTGGTGGAGGAAAAATGTCTCCTGATATTGGATTAAGTGCATATGGTCGTTACCAACACTTTGTACAGGCTTATAAGCATGCTGCAGAAAATTTGGGCGTAGATATTCCAAATAAAGCACAAGCAGTTTCTTGGGTAGCGCATAGGGGGTCGTTATGACACAAAAATATGATGGTGTTTACGACTACACAAAGCCATGGCGTGCACCTGTTCAACCTGACCAAGTAGCAAAGCGTTGGCAATACAACGGACCCTGGTCATCAAATATGGAGCGCCTAACATCCCAAGCACTTATGGTTGCAACTATTCCTGGAGCAGAAATCTCAGCAATGGTTCGTCCTCCATTACCTCAGATACGGCTATTCCCTGAGCGGTATGGATATAACCGAGATGTTCCAGGCATAGATGATGTTGTTACAGTTGATAGGACCTATGTAGAGCCACGCATTTCCTGGTACTCAGGAAGCCCTGCGGGATACACTGGTGCTTCTAGAAACACGTTAGGAAGTGAGTAGTACCAATGGCAGATGAATCCTCTGACTTCCTGTCTGAAGGAGGAATGTCAAAAGCAGAACAACATGGCGCAGTAATGCGTGCTTCAGCCGTACCCGTTTCTCAATTTGAGGGATACTTTCCTATGTATAAGGCGACTAGTCCAGGGGCTAACCTTCTTTCAAAAGTACTATTTGAATCCAGAATGCGTAGGGAGATGAATAATGGCTGACGATGGCGATGGCGCCTTAACTATGGAATTACAGGCTAAAAAGGTTGCAGATAACCTTACCCTTTACCACGGTTCTTCCTCATGTCCGACCTGTGGGATGGTAATTAACCCTGTAGAATTTCTAACGAACCAAGGGCACTGCACTGGGTGTGTGACAGAGAAGCGCCATAAAAGAGCAAAGGAATTAATGCAATGATTGGATGGAATGACCGTCGTAAATCAGCACCTAAATTTAAAAACCCTGCAGTAGAGGCTGTTGCAAAGGCAGGCGGTATTAAAGCCGCTCCTAAGAAAGAAACAACTGAAGTAGAGAATATTTCTAGAGTTGGAACCGTGTTACTTGGAGAAGCCTCTTTAGGATTTAGACCAAAAAAGACTGTTGTTAAAGGTTCAAAAGCAGAAGCACGTGCTCAAAAGAAAGTTGCTTGGGCTGAAGATTATGAAAAAAGAGCAAATGCTAGGTATGAAGCAGGTGTAGCAAAATACAAGGCAAAAAGAGAAGCACAAGATGCAAGAAGACAAGCAAAATTTAGAAAGATGGGTAGTTAAACATGGCAGTCAACTCATCACGCTCAATGAACAAGTCTCTCAATGATGGAGCGACAGACGGCAAGTACCGTAAAGTTCGCCCTGATACAGAAGAAAACGCAATGAATACTTCTGCAACTGAGGCTAACCGTCAGTCACTACATCCATTTTATGGATATGGCTTCATTACTTCTGAATATCCAAACAAAGTGAATCCAGGTAAATAATGGCTAAGATTGAAGAGTTTGAAGACCCAACTTCTAGATATCAAAATCCAAGATATTCTGGTAAAAAAGTTCCATTAAAATCACAAAAGGCAATGGATTATTTGTCAAGAGGAATTGGAATTCCCGTAAGTTACGGAAACATAAAGGGCAATCCAAATTCTGTTCCAGACCGTGCTAATAATCCAAGACGTAGAGGTGAGTAATCATGGCTAGAAGAGTCACACATAGAAATGTAGGAGAGGCCGTAACAGCAAGAGAGCCTTTCGTGGGTCCTAGCAGCCGTGGTGGTGGCATTGAAGATGTAGGTCATGGAACCGGCATGCTTCCATCGCACATTGCAGATGAAATGCGCTCACACAAACCTTCTTATGTAGTGAAGTCTTACCAGACTCCTGTTGCTTGGTTTGGAGAAAAGGGTTGGGTTGTTCCAGAGGTCAAATACAGCAGTACTACCTCTAGACTTCAAAACACTATTAGACGTTCAATCAATGCGCACTTTGTTGATGCGCACGATAATGCGAGAGGTGAGTAACTATGGGAAGTATGCACGCTGAAGAATACGCTTCAATGAAGGGCAAGAACAAAGATTTAGGTCTTCTCGCTCATCTTCGTAGTAACCTGTATCCACCAGTTCCGTCCTCTATGCTTGGCCCATCTAAGCGTGCTATTTCTGCCGTAAATCGTGGTAAACACGACGCAAAGATTAAACTTCCAGAAGGCATTACTTGGCGCGGACAAAAGCACGCCCCAGCACATGCTATTGTTGAGGGGCATCGTCTTGATGCTTGGATTAATCCACAAGATTAGTGGCTAAGAAAGGCGGAAAGGGAGGCGGTGGTCGTAACGACGCACGCCGTAATGGGAAGGCTATGAAAAAGAATCCAAAAGTTAATAAAAAGAAAGGGAAATCCTGCTGTGGATATTCCCTCAAAAGAACTGATAGATTGGGACATGACCAAGGTCATCGTAAAATAACTGTTGCAGCATAAGGAGCACAATGAGTAACGTCCCACTAATTGGGTCAAAGCCAGTTGAAAAGAAAGAGACCTTTCGTCTTTTACATTGCTGGGTATGTGATTCTTTAGAAGAACTTCCTCCATTTGAAGGTCCTGCAGACCAAGACTATCTCCTCGCTGTTGCCTGTGAGCGCCACGTGTTTGAATCAGGCGAACCTCATAAGGGAAACCTGTTTGTTGATATTCCAGTCAAGGCATGGCGTGACCCAGAAACTCGCAGAGATGCAATCCGTCAGATAAAGCAGGGTGGTTCAAAGGGCCTTGCAGAGATTGACGATACCTTTTATGACACTCGCTCTACCTTTATGGAAGAAGCAATGAAATGCTATAAAGCGCATAACAGTCCTAAAGACGGATGTAGCGATTGGCATCACTCTGACAAGATGCTTGTTCCCAACACAATTAAAGAGCGTCGTAAAGAGGGGCTAGAGAGTTATGAAAACGCCCCTGGAGTAAAGACTTACCTATGTGATTTTTGTCCAGTAGCGATAAAGGTGGCAGAACGTAAACAGAAACTGATGGGAATGATTTAATGGAACCAGTGATTGACCCAATCGAGAAAGAAAAGGCTTGGGAAGACTTAGGCAGACCAGAAGAAAAGAAGATTGAGTTTGCCTACACTGTAATCGTGGGGACAGATGGCAGTGTGAACACACAGGTCGCTGAACCTAGTGACACAGTCCTTCGTAAAGCAAACTCTTTCGACATCTATACAACTTGTAAGGATATAGCCCACGATATCGACTCGCAGATTCTCGCTGATAGGGTAGCAAGAACTGTAATTGAGAATTTGCGCCCCCAAGATTCCGCTAAAGAATTACGGGAAAGACTGATGTCTGCTCTGTCCGATAGGGGCATAGATACACCTAAGTCCTAAACAGCCATAGACTTGGCTTATGACCAGTCAAGATGATGCGCTAGGACCAGTGGAGATTCAACGCTCCGCCACATCCTACTTCTCACAACCTGAAGAAGAGTTAGACCCGCATCTATTCTCTGGTACTAATCTCAAGGGCTGGGTGCGTAACGGCATTCTGCAACTTCTGTTCGGATTCTTGAATGAGCAATACCGACACCCAGACCTTTGGGCACACGCATGGATTGCAGGCTCTGCTATTTCTTACCAATGGGCAGCGCATCCAGACCCACGTGACTTAGATGTTCTCATTGGCGTTGACTACATTCAATTCCGCAAAGCACATCCAGAGTATGTAGGTCTATCTGATGTTGAGATTAGCAAGATGCTCAATGAAGACTTTAGAGAACTTCTACATCCAGAGACAGCAAACTGGAGTGGCTTTGAAGTTACTTTCTACGTGAACCCCGGTGCTACTGATATTAGAACTATACATCCATATGCAGCATATGATTTAAAGCATAATGAATGGACCGTGTTTCCACGTAGGTCTTCTGCACCAAGCAATCCTGCATGGGACAAGGCTGTGCAACAGGACCGTACTATGGCTGTAGATATAGTTACAAGATACTCACGTGCTTTAACTGAGATACAGGCTGCACCTAATGATGCAGCACGTCGCAATGCAGAATTTAAAGTTCAACAGGCACTACAGCATGGTGCAATGCTATTTGAGGACATACATCGTTCTCGCAAACTTGCATTTGGTGAATTTGGTAAGGGTTATGATGACTTTTATAACTATCGTTGGCAAGCCGGTAAGAAGTATGGAACTGTTACCGCGCTTCGTAAGATGCACGACTACTTGAAAGAGTATGAGGGTCGTCAAGCAGAAGAGACTTATGGAGTAGAGTTACCTGATACACAGACACTTATTCGTAGAGCAGCGACTTATAGAGTAAGGGAGTAATTTGAATATAATCCTTTCATTAGACGGGGTACTTAGGGCGGAATCTGGAGAACCAAACCGAACGGGAGTACTGGTCTATTACGCATTAAACAACTTTCACCGTGTTGCTCTTATTACAAAGAGCGAGTCAGCAGATGCAAAGCACTGGCTTAACTCTCTTGGCATCATTGGCTATGATGACCTGCTCGATAACTCTGTTGAATTGGCTGGTGAAGAGTTAAAGAAACGGCAGTTCACATTGAGTCGTAAAAAAGCGCCTGTAGAACTATATGTTGACTCAGACCCGTCTATGTGTGCATGGGTTATGGAACAAGGAATTGCTACGTTACTGGTCAGTAACCCAAGTTACTTGCCGATAGAGAACCGTCCCGATGCGCCAAGCAAGGTACGCAAATGGTCTGATATAGAAGCAGCCATTACAAACGTTAACATTGCTAAATCTAAACTTGCAGCACAGCCAAAAGACGCAGACCTTTGGGATGACTGATGCTCATATTCTCAGGAACAGAGGTAGGAAGTAACCGCACCCTTTTGGAGGGCGTTCAAGTTACTAACATGGGTCTCAACTATTGGGGTCTTAGAAAAAGGGGACTGCCTAAAACAAAGATTTGGCTTATATCTGAACATTTTGAAGACATTGCAAATGTTTACATTGAGTCAGGTGCATCACAAGCGGACAAGGCCGGTCTGTCCAAACAAGAGTTACTAGACCTAGCCGCCGACTATCAAGAGTTTCTAGTTAACAACGCCGATAGAGCCGCAGCCTTTCAAGAGTTTGATTCACAAGTTTTGGGCCAACAATGGGTGGAGCAACAACGTTCTTTCTTTAGTAACGACCCTAAACTATGGGTCATCTGGCATCAAGAGTATGGGATAAAGAACCTTAAAGACCTTTCTGAGCAATTCCAAAATGTTGCAATACCTAATGAAGAGATTGAATCGGTAACTAATCTGGCAGGTATAACCAGAGCCTACGAGAGGCAATATGGAGCCCGCTATCACGCTCTTGGATGTGCCAAGCCAGACAACCTAAGACAGATACCATTTGCTACAGCCAGCACATTGTCATGGCTTTCGCCCATGAGAAGAGGCGAGACAATCGTCTGGGATGGCACCAAGTTAGTTAGATATCCAAAGAAGATGAAAGACCAAGCCAGACCTCGTTACAAGGCCATTGTTGAAAGCGCAGGACTGGACTATTCAGAGTTTGTCAAAGATAGTACCCTTGAAGCCACTAGGGTTGCCGTGTGGTCATACCTACAACTGGAGAAGTCAATGGATAAGAAAAGACCCGATTTACACATTATCGAGGGCGGCAAAGAGTCCGAAGTATCTGATAATAGTGAAACACCCCTTATGTCTGGTTTGATGGAATTGATGGGGGTACCTTCTGATAACAGTGGAGTAGAAGGGCGGAAAGTGGAGCGTAGTGGAGTGGTTCCACGAGACCCTGAAGAGATGCGAAATCTTCCTGTTTTCGGGTTTAATACGAAGACTGTAGTAGAAACGGATGAGAATGGAAGAGATGTCCTCAAAGACGTACCCGTCATTCAAACGCAGAGCGGTTCAATTCGTCAGTGCAATACTTGCTTTGTCGCTGCTAATTGCCCTGCCTTTAAGCCTGATAATGCTTGTGCATTCAATCTTCCTGTCGAAGTAAAGACCAAAGAACAATTAAAAGCCCTGCTCACAGCCATAATTGAGATGCAGGGGCAGCGTGTAGCGTTCATGCGTTTCGCTGAGGAAATGAACGGTGGATACGCAGACCCTAACGTCTCACAGGAGATTGACCGGCTATTTAAGTTAGTCAATCAGGTCAAGGAAATGGAATCTAATAAAGAGTTTATACAGATTACTGCTCAGAGACAGAGCGCTGGTGGAGTGCTCTCAGCCATCTTTGGAGACCGTGCTCAAGCACTGAGAGAGTTACCTGAGACCCTCAAAGAGGACACCGTTACAAAGATTATATCGGAGTCAATAGAAGAGTAGTTACCTGATAACAGCAATTATCAGGGCCTGAATCAGGGTTCACCCTGTACAGATTGCAAAAGTATTAAATTAAATTAACAAGTGCGTGATAGGTTTCGCCCCATCACAATATGCCTCCCTTATAGGGGTATTTGACAATCTTATGAAATGGTAGGGGAAATGAATTACTTTTCTTTTAAGTTGGCTGAAGACTTTCTCGCTCAGTACAAAGACAAGAAGGCTCCGTTTGGATACAGAGATGCTGGAGGGAACTCGGTAGGAGAGATTACTTTTCTCCGTACCTATTCACGTATAAAGGAAGATGGTCGTAAAGAGACATGGGTTGATGTATGCGAACGCGTAATCAATGGCATGTACTCATTACAGAAGGACCACGCCAAGAGTCAACGCTTGCCATGGTCTGACGCCAAGGCAGCAGCCTCAGCAAAGGAGGCCTTTGACCGACTCTTCAATTTGAAGTGGACACCACCCGGACGTGGGCTATGGGTAATGGGTACGCCTCTTGTAAATGTACAAAGGAACTCGGCAGCCCTACAGAACTGTGCATTCGTATCAACTGGTTCAATGACAAAGACAGACCCAGCAAAGCCGTTCGCTTTCTTAATGGAAGCATCAATGCTGGGCGTTGGTGTCGGCTTTGATGACAAGGGCGCAGACAAAGACTTCACAATCTATGCCCCACAGCAGGGAGACTTTTATGAGATTCCAGATACAAGAGAGGGTTGGGTTGAGTCAGTAGCGACCCTTATCAATGCATACCTACGACCAGATTCCAAACTTCCAGTATTTGACTACGCAAAGATTCGTGTAGCAGGAGAGCCAATTAAGACCTTTGGTGGAACCGCAGCAGGTCCAGAGCCGTTAGTAAAACTCCACTCACTTATTGTTGAGTTGTTTGAGGGTCGTGCTGGTCAGAAGTTAACTCGCAGAGATATCGCTGACATTGGCAACATGATTGGTGTCTGTGTTGTCTCTGGCAATGTGCGTCGCTCTGCTGAGTTACTTATGGGTCGACTTGATGATGAAGAGTTCCTCAATCTTAAGAACTATGAAAAGCACCCTGAGCGTATGGCTCATGGCTGGATGTCCAACAACTCGGTTGAGGTATCGGTAGGTCAAGACTTAACCCCAATCATTGATGGCATCGCTCGTAATGGTGAGCCCGGAGTCATCTGGATGGATGTGTCTCGCAAGTATGGTCGTCTTGCTGACCCAATCAATAACAAGGATTGGCGTGTGGCTGGCTACAACCCCTGTGCTGAACAGAGTCTTGAGTCATTCGAGTGCTGCACGCTGGTTGAGACTTACTTAAATCGCCACGAAGATTTAGAAGACTTCAAGCGCACTCTAAAGTTTGCATACCTCTATGCAAAGACTGTAACACTTCTACCTACTCACTGGGAAGAGACCAACGCCATAATGCAAAGAAATAGGCGCATTGGAACTTCTATATCTGGCGTTGCAAACTTTGCAGATACAAAGGGTTTGCCTGTATTGCGTGAGTGGATGGACGCTGGCTATCAAGTCATCCAGGGATATGACAAGACATACTCTGAATGGTTAGGTATCCGTGAGTCAATCAAGACTACAACTGTAAAGCCAAGTGGAACAGTCTCCATTCTTGCAGGAGAATCTCCCGGAGTTCACTGGTCTGTAGGTGGTCAATACTTCTTGCGTGCAATTCGTTTCGCAAACAATGACCCAATGCTTCCGTTATTTAGAATGGCGCAATATAAAGTTGAGCCCGCAAATGAATCTCCTGATACGACTTCTGTTGTCTTCTTTCCTGTAAAGGCAAACGCTATACGTTCTGAGAAGGATGTAAGTATTTACGAGAAGATGGCTCTTGCTGCTACTGCACAGAGATACTGGTCAGATAACTCTGTAAGTGTGACTATCAGTTTTGACCCTGAGACTGAGGCTTCGGCTATTGGTACGGCTTTGCATATGTATGACGGTCAGTTAAAGACCGTATCCTTTTTGCCAAGTGGTAACCACGTCTATCCACAGATGCCGTACACGCAGGTAGATGAAGAAGATTACTTAGAAGCCACAATGAATCTCTTTCCTATTGACTTCAGTGGAGTCTATGCTGGAATGGCAGCAGACGCTGCTGGAGAAAGTTATTGCGTTACAGACGCATGCGAAGTGAAGTTCATTAAGGAGAACACTTCAGCCTCGCACAACTGATACTTGCGATACACTGACGGTATGAATAGATTGTGCCGTCAGTGTAAGCAAGATAAGCCTATTGAAGAGTTTTACAAAGACCCTAGAGTTAAATCTGATGGTCGTAGGGCTAGGTGCGTCTCCTGCGTTACCAATGGCAGACCACCTGGCCCTATTGCTATGAATCCACTTATTAGACATTCTGTTGATGAGTCTGGTTGCCATATCTGGACAGGTTCTATTCATAAATCTGGCTATGGAAGCATTAAGTGGAAGGGCAAAGCAACTGTCGCTCATAGAGTTGTTTATCTGCTTGTTAAGGGAGAGATTCCCGAAGGTCATGTCATTGACCATCTCTGTAATAAAAAACTTTGTGTTAATCCTGAACATCTTGAAGCCGTTACCCCCTCTCTAAATACTCAGCGTGCTTGGAATCGTCAGCACTGTGTAACTTGTACTTGCGTTACATCAATTCCTTCTCAATAGCCTTAATAGTTGGACAAGGGTAAGACTGATTAGAAAACAAATTGCCAAGGTCAGTACAGTAATCGCAATGCGCCTCATCACAATCACAAGGCTTATGTAACTCCACTACCGAATGAAGGGCTTTTAGCATTTTAGTGCCTTCAAAGTTCTCATCCATAGATTGAAGTTCTGTGGCAACTAAAAATACTCGTATCTTTTCTAACAATTCTTCGTGTGTCATATGACCCTCCTAAATAAACGATAGTAGAAAAAACCCCCTAACTCAAATTAGGGGGCTTTCTCTTTTGCTATTGCTTTTGGTATGACTTTGCTTTCTAAGCCTTTACCTATTGCTTTCGCTATTCACTTGTTGCCTTTGCCTTTTGCTATTGCTTTGGCTTTGGCTTGCTCTCCGGGAACTTCGCTATCCATTCTTTGGTTCGCTGAGTAATCCCCTTCCATGCACTCCAATCTTTGCCTCCGTTGCTCATGTGATAAGCAACTTGAGCATTGACCACAGGATTTAGCAGTTCGGCATTGAATTCCAATCCAAACTTTTCACGACGCTCTTCTCCCAAAGTTCCTAGCATGTTTATCTGAAACAAGCCGTATGAGTTGTCGCCTGTTGAGGCGTTTGGGTTATGGGCGAGCGGTCTTCCTGTTGATTCTTTCTTGGCGATTGCCCATGCTTCTCGTAGTGCTTTGCCTTCGAACCCTACTGCTTTCAGTAAGGCTATTAGTTCTTGGTCGCTCAACTTGTGAGCGTTCTCGAACTTGGTAAGCAACTTGTCGCTGGACTCCTGCTCAATCGCTAGTGCTTCGGCTTTAGTTGGGCTAAATGCCGGAGTTACTCGACCTATTCCAAATGCCCCCGAAATGAAGGCGGTGGATAGGACAAGCACCACTAGTCGGTTCTGTGTTTCTAGTTTCATCAGTTCTCCTAGCCCAGAAAGTCATTGACTACTTCACTTGCCTTTGACTTCTGGTGTCGAACGCGGTGTAAATAGCGTTCGGTAGTTTTTATGGATTGATGACCCAATCTCTCCTTTACTTCATGGACATCAACGCCGTTTTTGAGTAACTGCGTTGCGTTCGCATGCCGTAAGTCGTGAGTTCTTGGATACCAACCCATTCCTGACTTGGCTATTGCTTTGTTCCAAATGGTTCTCCATGTATCTCGTGGCAGGTGACTCGGTTCATCAAGTATGACCTCACCCTTTTGGTATGACTTTGCTCTTTGCGACCTTCGATACTCTCGAACTATCGCTCTGCAATCGTCACACCTACAAGACCCACTTGCGTAAGCCCTGAGCGTGCCATGTTGGAACAGTTTTCCGTCTTTCACGAATGGTCGTGAAGACTTTTGTGTGCCACGAGAACTCTTTAGTTTATCTTTTGGTATGACTTTGCTTTTCTCAAAGACTAACTCTTCTTTTCCTATTCGATTAGCCCTGACAAATGCCTGAATCTCTTGTATTAGGGCTTCCGGTAGCACCACTACGCGCTTGTAACCGGACTTAGTGCCTTCTACAACCAGGAATCTTTCTCCGTTGTTACGCTTCTTGCCTAACTCACTTGCTCGCCTCTGAATAAATACTTCTTTTGTATTGAAATCAAAATCTTTTAATCGAATCTCAATCGCTTCACCAAAGCGAGCCCCTGAAGCGACTAGGAACTTGGCAAGTAACTTCGCACCTTCTGACGGGAGATGACCAACTATCTTCTTAAAGTCTTCCGGCTCGACCACATGAGTAATGTCCGATTTGCCCACTTTGACCCGAACGCCCTGAGTTGGGTTGGTTTGGGTGATTTGAGCCTCTATGAGCCATTTATACAGAGAGCCCAAGATTGCCCTGATTTGGGCGATTGTGGCGTTTCCTACCTTTTGTGCCTTTAGTTCGACCAAGAGTTGCCGGACTTCGAGCGTGGATACCTCAGAAACGCGTTTATAGCCGATTTGAGGGTCGAGATACCTCTTCCAAAGGGATTCATACCCCTTCTTCGTGATAGGTGCTAATTCTGCCCCTAGAAGCCATTTATCGGCATACTCAGAGAGGGTCAAATTAGCCCTAGAAGGGCTCTCAGAGCCCCCATTCTCTAGCCGTAGCGCGTGATACTGAGCCTCACTATAAGAGCCCCATGTGCCAGCAGAAAGCCGTTTAGAACCCTTCCGGTAATAGCCTGTAAAGCGTGCGCCACGCTTGACCACATAAGCCACTAAAGCCCCCTCTACTCATGAGTAGGTTACTCACGAGTAAGTTACCGAAGGGTAGGGGTCGGTAACTTGTAGCGCAAATCGAAGCCCCCTCTACTGATGAGTAACTTAGAGGGCATGAAAAAGCCCCCATTCCCGATTGAGAATGAGGGCTCACATAGTGACTAAGTGACTTAGAAGAGAGTTCGCAATTCCGCTATGTGTTAGTTACTGAATCAGTTTCATCAACCAATTCAATTTCTTTTCGATTGAGTTTCCAATCTTCTATTGTTTTTCTTTTCCACACCGGAGTTCTTCCGATATATGTATCCGGTTCGGGAAGGGTGTTTCTTTTTCGATAAGTGTAAAGAGTTGAATACTTCAATCCTAACAACTCGCTTACTTGGTCGTTCGTTAGCCATTCTGATTCACTCACTTTGTTTCCTTTACATAAAGTTCCTTTGTTTCGTTGTTAAACCAAACATAAGGAAGATTGTCAGCAACATTAAACTGATAGTAAGTCGGGTCTTTGCGTTTTAGATTACTCATGTGCGAAGTGTGGAAGAAGCCACTTCCAAACCAACTAGGCACTTCACAATCAGGAAGCAAAGAATGTAACGCGATAAATCTTTCGCGCATAGTGTCTTTGTAACCACGAGCAATCCATTCATCACAGATAGCAATTCCGTATTCACAAAGTAACTTCTCGTGACCACGCCACAAGTTAGTGGCAGGGTGATTACGCCAACCTTTAGTTTCGCCACGAAGCGCACGAAGTATTTGCCACGCTTCTACTCGTTGCTTACCAAGTCTTTTGTAATCCAGCGATTGAGCCGACTTAACAAAGTCGGGATAGGGCAAGAATGTATTAACCACGATTCTCCTAACTTCTCTTAAACCAATCACGACATTCCTGACAGTATTTACTTTCAGAAGTGCGTGGCGGTTTCTTATTACAGATTTCGCATAAGCGATTATTGGGATTTTGTTTTTCCCATTCATCTAAGCAGACAAAGCAAACATTTGTATTAGTGCCGGAGTTGTCACTTGTAATGGCAACTGTTTGGACACCATACGAAAAGCAAACATCACAACTTTTGTTTTTCGTTTTCATTTGTTTTTATTCCGTTCTGCTTTACGAATAAGTTTGTATCTTTCTGCTTCCGTAGTGCCACCCCAAATCCCATAACGAATCCGGTTCGTTACCGCGAATGAAAGACACTTACTTGATTCATGGCAGATAGAACAGAGTGACTTAGCCGTTCTTATCTTCTCGGTATCTTCGGGCAAAGTTTCGCCACTTGGAAACCAAATCTCAGGGTCGTTCTCTTGGCATGGAGTTCTATCCATGTCACGCGGTGTCGGCACTTTGAGATTGAAGACAGGATTATTAGTTGCTCTCTTCGGTTGTGATGAAGGCAGATTCCGTAGCGGTCTGACTTTCCTCATTTTCTTTCCTTTCTTCTGATATTGCGTGTTCTCCTGAATTACAGGAACTACAAATTGTTTGTATAGAACGATTCGGGCAATTACAAATCTCACAATCACACTCACCACAGTTTTCACAATCAGGGTGACAATCTCCCCAATTCTCAATCCGGTAAGCGCAATCCATTTCACCTTCCATGTCGAAAGTCATAACGCCTTTAGCGAACTCTGTTCTGCCGTAGTAACCGCTTTCCTCTTCCCAATCCAAAGTTAGATAAGCGAATGGAAACATCTCAGCAATCTTTTTAATTACCGGAATAGGCGGTGACCATGCCGTTTGGAACTTAATGTAAATCTGCTCAGGTGTTTCAAGATTCAATTCAACTTCAGAAGCGTTCCACTTAGTTCCCCAATTAGCGCAACGCCATTCATACCAATCAGAGAATCCATATTTATCTCTTAATGTAATTGGATTAGTTCTGTTCGGTGCGCTGGTATTAGCAAGTTCTTCCGGTATCGGAATGATTCGATTAAAGTCAAAGAGTTGTTCTGAATTGTTAGTAATCCCTTGAATGATTTTGTCTAACTGTTTATTGTCTTCAACAGTAATGTAAAGATTGTTATAGCAATAATTTGGCATTTATTTCCCTCTCTTTGTTTTGGAATCTAGTGAAGGCAGATACAACTCACTTACAAGGTCGAAAGGAGTTCTTGAAGCCCCTTGTAAGGTCATGGTTGCTCTTGGTCTTGAATTAGTTTGTAGGAATAATGAAGAAACCTACAAAGGTCATAAACCTTGACCTTCACTAGATAAGTTTGTTATTTAGTTAATTGTTTGTGGGCGTGGTATCTCCAATTCTTAGCACGCTTCACAGTTATTGTGTCGTGACAGTTATGGCAACGCACTACGCACTTTTGTATTTCTTTTTTAATCTTGTGTAATGGTTGAATGTCACGAATCATGTCAGCGATTGTGTATTCCTTCTCGCCCCTTGTGTGAAGGTGGTCGAAGGTTAGGTTGCGAATGTCAGAATCCATAGTCGCAATTACTTGGTTGATTGTCGAAGTAGGAACTTTGCCTTTAAGTAATTTCTTAACGCGAAGTTTCTTTTTAGAACAATCAACGCAACTGTTCTTTGCGAAGTAAGTCGCAAGATAAGAATGAATCTCTTTCTTACGCCTCTTACGATTCTTATACATTCTTTGTAATTGCGCCTTAGTATCTTTTCGATAGTAAGTCTTCTGTCGCTCGCTTTGGCATGGTCGGCAATAGGGTTGTGTGTTACCTAATTCGCCACGAGTAGAACGCTTGCGATTGAATGAAGTCAATGGCTTGCGAGTTTTACAATGACTACAAACTTTTGTTTTAGTCATTCGTGTTCTCCTTCAATCATGTCGAACGAAGTTCCAATAGCGACCCCGATAAGAGTCGCTAAGATTGTTAATACAAAGATTGTAATAATCATTTATTCACCAACTCTTCAAGTAATTTCTGACATGAGCCATAACCAAGAGCGTTCGCATAAGGCTTGTCACCTACATAGCAAACATCACGAGTAGCCCATGAAACAAAGATTGTAATGAAGATAGCCGGAATGATTACTAGAACAATCCAACCTCTACGAGTTAGTTTGGTAGCCATGTCTAATCCTTTGGATAGATTTGAGATAGGGGAAGTGTTTTGTAATGAATGTCGTGCGTGTTACTTGGAGTCATGTAAGCAACAACAAAGCGACTACCAACTAACTTCACAATCTTTCCAAGTCGCGCTCTACCAAAGGCACGAATGGCAACAACATCACCAATCAAAGCGTTATAGACCGGAGTTACAGTTGTAACACCACGCGGTAACCACATTTGAGAAAGACCCATTAGTTCGCTCTTGTGTGAATATATCTCGGCAAGTAAATCAACTCGTTTCCTTGCCTTCTTCAATGCCTTCTCTTGGGTATCAGCGTTGTATCCGGTAACGACACAACCCTGAGCAATCCACCCAAGATTTTCTAGGTGGTCGAATACACCACCGACTTCCCACACATAGTTACTGAACTTGATTCGCGTTCCATTATTTACATTATTCCACTCTTGCTTCCATGTAACTATGGCGAATCCTTTGTAGATTTCACAGAAGTAATCTGTATCAACGATTCGACCATTAACGGCGTAAGAACGAGCAACGCAACTTTTGAATCTCTCTAAATAGAAAGACTCATTACGAACTTTTGTATTAGCCGGAGATTGAGTTGCCCCAATCTCCGGTGCGTTTGTGTCAGTTGTCATTAGCCCACTATCTCCTTTGCTTCTAGGCACTTCTCAATAAGTATTTGCGCCAATTCCAAATCGAATCGGACAGTATTTATTTCTTTGTAATTGCCATTCGAGTCACGAGAACTACGAGTATCGAATGAAAGATTTTGCGGATTAGCACGACCACCGAGAATCGCTTGTAGAGATTCAAGAGTTGATTTCTCTAAGCGAGCGCGGTTCTCCAAGATAAGTTGGCGTTGCGCTTCTTCTGCTTCACGCTTTCTCTTCTCTTCTGCCTGTCGTGCTTGTTCTAGGCGTTCCTTCTCTTGCCATATTGGTTCGAGAACTGACCAGCGTTCCACAATGTCTTGTGGTCGTGCGAGCCAATAGACCGGAGAGTTCATTCCGTCACTAGCGGTCACTAGATAACCGACAGAACGCGAGCCTTGCGGTGCTTGAACGAACTCAGGGTGGTCTGCTCTATCAGCGCGATACACCTTGTATTCGTATTTAGTTAGATTAACGAGAGTTGTTTTCTCAACATCATTTCTTCTAACTTGATTAGGGTCTTTCTTTTCTCGTGATGAATACTGCCATGAAGGAATGACCGCGTATTCGACACCGACTTGTAGTTCGTTGAACTTCATCTTTTTATTTCTCCTGATTAGTTTGTAATTGGATTGTTTGTAATTGGAAGTGTGAGGCGTAATGAATACGCCCCACACCTTGTCACCTAGAGAGTGACACCTAAGCGTTGGAAGTAACTCTGCGAGTAATCGCGTTACGAACGATTGTGCGAGCCATACCAACTAAATCGAATGGATTGCGAATCACAGAAGCGACATCTGCGTAATGCGCTTTCTCGTGAGTCAATACAACCTCTTCGTTGTGTTCAGGAATGTAAGCGAACGCGGTGAGAACACCGGCACGAGATAGTTTCTTAATCTCTCCGTCACACGCCTCACTATCAGACCATTCGCCGTCAGTTATTGCGAAGAACAACTTGACCGGCTTATCTGATTCAGCAAGCAACTTAGTTGCGTAGCGCACCGCGTATTCGGCGTTAGTTCCGCCGTCAGCACCACTATCACGAATGAATGAAGTTGCTTTGTCACTTGCGCGATAAAGAACTTCTGCTTCGTGATTGAAAGTGATAACAGAACAGTTAGCACCGATTTTGTCGAGCGCATACTTAATCGCATACATAGCGCGATAAGCCTGAGTTGCTTTGTTACCGCCCATAGAACCGGACTTGTCGAGAATGATTACGCACTCAATTTCAGTAGCGTCTTCTCGACCTTCATTCCAAGTATCAAAGACAGTATCTAAATCATCACCACGAACGAATCGTTGTGCGTTTAGTTTGCCACGCGATTCATACTTATCCCAAGCAGGGTCGAACTTTGCTTTCAATCGTTCCAATTCACGAGCGAATGAAACGGAAGTAGAAAGTGTCTTGGAATCAGGAATTGCTTTTGCGTATGAAGCAAGGTCGGGCTCTGTGAGATTGTTACTAGAAAGAGAAGGTAGCCCTTTCATCACGCGAATAATCTCGGTGATTTCATTAGCGACACTTTCCTTATCCATAACATCACTTATCGCGGTTTTCAGAATCTCAGTAAGAGAACCTGTGTTACCGGCAGAGTTACCACCTTGTTGAGAAGGTGATTGCGATTGCGAATCTTTAGATTGCGATTGTGAAGTTTGCGCTTCATCTTGAATCGCTTTATCTAATTGCTTTGCGCGTTCGCTATCACGCTTCTGATTCTTCGGTGTCTGTGGTCGTGAATGTATCGAAGGCTCGATACCTTCCGTTGGTCTGTCACCATGACCGAATGGACAGTTAAGGATTGTCGTAGTCGGTGCGCCATTACTGCCGTCAGCAGGTCTAGCGTTCCTTACCTGTTGTTTCTGTTCATCAGTTAGGTCGTTGTAATCAACAGTAGAAGATTCTCCGTCTTTGGATTCACCATTACCGCCGTCACCATTACCGCCGTCACCATGCTGAGGCAACGAGCCAATTAGATTGTGGAATCGTTCAATAAGAACTTTGCCACGCTCTGTGTCGAGTGGATACACCAGCGTTCTGTATTCATCAACGATTTCACAGATTTCATCTAACTTATCTTGGAATGGAAACAACTCACGCGACTTCTCACGAACTTCTAGTGGCAGATACTTACGACCACGAAGCAACGGATAAGAAGTTTGGAATTGTTTTTCGTCATTAACAAAGTAAGTCAGAACAGTTACAACGAACCAATCCGTAGTGGAAGGGAATCGTGCGGTGAATAGTGTTTCGATTCGTTGGTCTTCCAACGCATTAAACGCCAAGCGATACTTGTTCTCATTAACCCAAGTAACAATCTCTGAACCATGTCTAGGTGTATAGAGAATGTGCGACAACTCGTGGAAGTTAAGCCCACGAAGATTCGCAACATTAACGCCATTATTAAAGTCGTTAATGAGTCGTGAGTTGAGAGTTATGTCAGAAGCACCCGACCAAGCAGGTGCTTCAATCGTAGAAGATTCAACCTTCACTTTAATTTCGCGGAATGTAAGTGCGGAATTAACGCGAGAGAAGTATCGAGTTAGTCGCTCGACACGAGCGCGATTGCGCTCTTCTTCTTCCAACAGAATGTCATTCGCTAACTTTGCGAACTCTGTTAGTTCCGGTAGTGACATGATTACCTTTCTAAGCCGAAGTTGTAGAAGTAGTTTCAATCAAACCTAAATCTGATTGAAGGTTGTAAGCATTTGATTCGAGCAACAACTTAACTGCTGGTCGCTCGTTCTCATCAAAGTTATTCGCAAAGACTTCACAAGCGAAATCGAATGACAATTCCGTTGCTAACTTCTCGAAAGTTTTGAGAATACGAGTTGAAACCGGCGTATCAAAGATTGTGTTGTTGTCACCGGAGTAATGATTGTCAGCACCACGAGAACGCGACCTCATGCCATAGGCAAGGTCGAGTAGTGATTCTGATTTGAGAATCTTCTTCTCAATAGCGCGGTCATAACCGAAGTTCAATTTAATCTCGAAGCGGTCTTTCCATGCTTCGTTGAGTAATTGAGTGCCACGATAGTTTGGATTCATGTCAGCGATAATTAACAAGTTGTCGTGCGCCTTGATAACTTCGTTGCCATTCTCCATAACTGTAATTGACCGGCGGTAGTCAAGTAATGGCATTAGGAACTGCTGAACATTCTTAGCGAGTGTATTTACTTCACCGATAAGAAGAACGCCACCATTACGAACTAAGCGAGTTACCGCGCCGTCTGTCCATGACAACGAGCCGTTAGCGTTTGGAACATAACCGCCAACAATCTGCGTGTAATCAAGAGCAGAGTTAGAAGGAATCGCAAAGTATGGAAGCCCAAGTAATGAAGCAATCCACATGGAAGATGAAGTCTTACCTGTTCCGGCATCTCCGTAAAGAAGAACATTCATCTTGTTAGCAAGTGCGAACTGATACATAGTTAATTCATCAACATCACCAGCAAACTTTCGCTGAATGTAATGAGAGAACTCAGTAACACTTGGTAGATACAGAGAACGCTCTTCACTATCAACAAGTGATTGTGCGACCTGTGAAGTTGCGTGACGAATCTGAATAACAGAATCGTGCGATACAACAGAGCCCTTAGTAACTCTTTGACCGCGATTATCAACGAAGAACTTAGCAAGTGAAGCAGGGTCATTATCAAACGCTTCCCATATTGAATCAGCGACACTAATCGCTTCATCAGTTAGTGATTGGTCTGATAAAGAGTGCTTACGAATTAGTTTCTGAATGAGAACTCTTGGAATGTCGTTCTCTTTGTAATCATCAACATCATTCTGTGTTATCGGAATTGAAACCGGCTCACCGATTAGTGGCTCGCCACTATCAAACTTGAACGCGCCTTTTACCCATGCGTTCTGTTTGCCTTGCTTGCCATTCGTAAGGCGTGAGTAGCAGACAATCTCGTTATCTATCTTTGCGATAACAACTTGTCGTGTGAGTGTTACATCAGCAGGTTGTGAGGCGAGTAATACGCCGTATTGCGTTGTAGTCATTGTTTTCTTTCTCTAGGTGATTGTTTGTATTTGGATTATTAAGTTGTTATTAAGTTGTGTATTAAAAAGAATCTGTCACTAACAGAGAAGGCAGGTCGTGGAATCTCGCTAGCACCTGTTCTCGTTTCAAGCGGTGTCTGTTAGTGACAGAAAGTTATTCGTAGATTATTTGTTCTGTTTCAATCGTTGGGTCTTGGCTAATAATCATTAGTGCCTCTTCAACATCTTGAAGTTTCGCCTCAACGATTGACTCGAACTGATTATCGTTTTCGATACGCGCCTCAACAACAAGGTTGAGTTTATGTACTACCGATTCGATAGTTTCCATGAAGCCGTCAGGTGGAGTTGCGCCTTCACTAATTGCGTGCTGAGTAGTTTGCGCGATTGCGCTAATACTCATCTGAATCATGCCGATTTCTTTTGCGCTGAAATCAAACATAGGGTTCATTATTTCTCCTTGTATTAGTTGATTGGTATTTAGTTGTTATTCAGTTATTGGCTCGACATCAGGTGTCCATGTAGTCCAGCGAGTTTCGCCTTCAACATTCAACCTAACTTTCACTAGGTCATCACGCACCGGAATAATCTCTTCGATAATTCCTGTCACTTGTGACTTTGTAGAGGTGAATAAATCACCGATTGTGTATGTGTTTGCCATTGTGTTTCCTCTTTCCTATGTAGATACCGCGATTGTCATTCAATCTCATTCGCTGAATCGGTATGAATGACAATCACAGTAAGAACATAAAGTTCTTAAACACATAGCGGAATTACTAAGTATGAATAACTCGTTTAGTCATTACCTTCATTGTTCTTATTACAGATTGGTTACTGTCGGCACTAATTGTTATTAGCAATCCATGAGTAATGACTAATTGAGTTACACAACTTTCCGTAACTCTCTTCTAAGCCAAACGCTATTCACAATTATTTTCATAATCGTTAGGTAGTTACACCGAATGTGCGTGAGTCAAAGTTCTCTCTTTGTTTTTAATACGAGCCGTTAGTAATAGGAATCATCACTACTAGTAACAAAGTATTTTTTTATTTCACTCGTAGAACTCACACAGTAATCGCGTTCTTCTTAGCCTCTATTTAATTAAACGCTTCTAGTTATTTCGTCACTCTGTTTTGGTTATCAACCGCGAACCGAAGTTCTATTAACAGATACACCGCTAGTGCTAGTGCGTTTAGCCTTTTTCACTTCTGCCTACTAGTGAATCGGAATCACTCGGATTGGTGCTTCTTTTCCGACCCACGCTTGGCGCGTGCGCTGAGCCAATTATGCCATAAAGACCAACTGAGTTCTACACGCCTGTTTATAGGCGTTTTACGCATATCTAGCCCCTAGCCCCCAAGTGACTTGGTTGAAAGTTCAACTAACTCGCCCCAAGCACCACGCCCCCTTGCGAATAGTTACTTAGCCCTTACGCGTGCGCCCCCACATAACTAATCGCGCCAAAGAGTTTTTCTTTTCAGTAATGACTAATACAAAGAATGTAATAGATACATAAATAGATAATAGAAATACCTAATACAAATAAACACTTTAGTAATAGATAGATAATCACATAGCCACGCTGTCGAATAAGTAACTACGCATAGCAATAGCCGGTAGGAGAATCCAAGTAAGTAACTACTCTGGCGGAATCCCAAGTTACTAACTAACTACCCGTCACCTGAAGAGAAGACCGGAATAAGTAACTACTTATCTCAGGTGGCTAATTCCAGGAATTGCTATGTGAGTTACTTGGCTATTACTGAGAAGAATAACTGAGTTAGTCATAGTAACTATCTACACATAACAGATTGTTAGTTAGTTAGTTGTATAGATTCACATAGCAACGCGAAGCGAGTAGCAAGTGATAACAACTAGTCCGGTGCTAACTACCTGATAACAACTAGCCAAGTGGTCTGATGACTTGGTAGTGGTCGCACGAACCTTGTTGCTAAATAGACAGTAGCCAAAGTTATTGTCACCAAAGTTGTCACCAAACTATTTAATAATAAATAAATTGAGCATGAGTTGAACAATTACCACCTGATTAGTAGTCAGGTGGTAAGTGTCATCAAATAAAAAATTACATAACCCCCCCCACCATTAAGCGAGAATCGCCGGAAGAACAGCCAGGTGAAAGACATAGGTGGAGGGTTTGGGGCTAGGCAGTAGCCGAAGGCCGCCAATGTGTTAGTCTTCGCGGCTATGAAGCACGACAAGTTTTGCAGATTCGCCAATGACGACAGGGGTAAGTCCTTCAAGGGAGCCTGTTTTGACTGCCAACGCCTATCTAAGGCTCGTCAAGAAGAGCGAGTATTAATCGCCCAAGAACTTGAGGGGCTGTATCCTCCACCTCCACCCATTGATGAAGTAGAGCAGACCATCTTTAAAGTAATTGATTCGTGTATCAATCTCGTTAGGGGACAAAAATGAGTTCAGGTAAGTTAAAAGTCCACAGAGGCTTTAATAAGACCCAGATTAAAGATGGTTGGATTGTTCGCCTAAGAAAAGATGGAACAATCAAGGCGAAAGTCGAACCATATCCTCGTACCTCCCCTAAGAAATAAGATTTCACGCTAAATTTTTGAGGCAGTAGCCATATCCTTGGGGAATGGCAAGAAGAAACCTAGGTCGTCAATTCGAGGATTATCACAATCCTGATGAAATTTCTCGTTTGCCTTATGGTGAAGACCTTTCTGAGGCATTAAAAACTCCATTCAAGCCAGATGCTCGTAAGGGTGAGTTTGATGAGTATGAAGGTTCTTATCGAGGTTACGAAGGGGATTAAATGAATCCTCTTAGCGGTCCTATGGATAAGGACAAGGCTCACTGGAGATTTGGAGCCTTGGTCGGTGGTATTCAGTACTCTTTAGAAAACAACAAACCTACACAAGGCACTCATGCCGCAGTTACTTCAGTCTATTTAAAAAAGTATCTAGATGCAGCCAACATGCACCATACCTTTGCTAATCAGGCACATGAAGAGAGGAATTACTCAGAAGCCTCAACTCACATGGGACATGTCTATGACGCTCTTTCGTCAGGTCATCAGGTAGCACATTACAACTTAGGTGAAAAGCATCCCATTACTAAGGCGTTCTCTAGACATATGCCAAAACTTCGTTCTGAACTGGACCATTATCGTCAACAGACTATGACTCATGACAAGGAGTTGGGCGAAAGATTTGAGGGCCTAATGAAGAGCAACAACCTAAATCCTCAGCAGTTTTCTTAATCAGCCCAAATTTTCTCAGTAACGGCCTCATAATGTCCTTATGGCTGCGGTAGTACGAAAGAACCCTACACAGAAGTTCCATCAGGAACTGATGCATAAGGCGTTATCTGGGGAGCAATTCTACTTCCGCAAAGAGATGCCCAAAAAGTTATATGTAAATACCGCAATGCAGATGATGCCTCCTTCAGGGGCGTCTAATACTGCTTCTAGTACAAAGGCATAACCATGGAAGAAAATTGCAAAGACCCCAAATGCGAATCAGCAGGAACTAATCACTTTCATATTGAGTTCTCTCCAGAAGAGGTAGAGAGAATGAAGGCCTTCGTGCAGGCGCGAGATTTACAGCATATGGGCGCAGAAGTCGAAAGAACCAGAACAGTAGACATCCATGACCATGCAGACCTATTGGACCACCTGAAATCCGACAATGGTCACATGATGGGAAGACACGCCGAATGGCGTAACAGTCATGAAGATGACCATATCCCAGGTGTTCGTCCTAAAGGCGGAGATGATAGAGAAATGACTCATCAAGAATTAATCGCCCTACATCATCATGACCATAACAAATATACCGATGAGCCTCACACAACTCTTGACGGAGAGCACTTCCACCACTGATGAAAAAGACACCAAAGCCATCTGACCCCAATAAGCCACGTAACTTATCTGACGTCCAATTTAAATATACCGCGCCTAGTAAGAAGGGCTTCTTTGCTTATCACCAGATTCAAGCAATTGCTACCAATGACACCCACATGGAGGAAGGTAAAGCAAAGCCAAAACTAGTAGGAACTCTCCAATGGCATCCACAGACAGGAGAGGTCAACTGGGTTCGCACACATCAGGATTATCGAGGCCTTGGTGTCGCTACTACTCTATGGGAGAAGGCACATAAGTTAGCGACCGATACTGGAATAAAGGCGCCCCAACATTCTAAGCACAGAACACCAGAAGGAGAAGAGTGGGCAAAGAATGTAGGTGGTGCTCTACCAAAGCGTTCTCCAATGGGTCCAATGTCATGAACAGAAACTTAGGCCGTCAATGGCATCAGCCAGAACTGTCATGGGAAGTTCATAGGGGCGTCAATGTTCCAAGAGGTCAAAAATTAGATTTGCAAAATTTGGGCACTCACTGGACTCATGCTCACGATGTAGCAGAGGCTTTTTCTACAGGGGCGCCAGAAAATCGGTTCTTAAGTAAAAGAAACGCTAAACAGTACATACTCCACGCAGAAGTACCAATTTCTTCATATCAAGATAAAAAAGCCTTTAGAGAAAAGCACGCCATTGATTACAATCCTTTAGAAGAAGAATTGCCAGTAAAAAGTGGCGCAGAGGTAACTTTAACAGGAGTAACACGAGTCACTGATGACTTTGGCAGCACCAAGACTAGAAAGTTTAAAAAGCCCAAAAGGACTAAGGCATGAGCGCCTCAGATAATCTAGGAAAGCAATGGGAACAACCAACCATCCCTAAGTTAGGCCTGCCCATTCCTGAAGGCACACAGATTCGTAAATCTGGTGGTATTGGTCACCTTGCAGGAGATAGAAGCAGAAGCATTACTGCCATGCTGCCTATCTCTGAGGTGAAGAAGTATCGTGAATACGACAGACAAGGCGAACATAGCACTGGAGATAGTGAAAAGCGCATAAATGAAATCGCCCAAGAATTAAAATCCGGCGGTGTTATCAAAGAACCGCTAATGCTAGAACATAGTACAAAGCATCAATGGGGTTATCTAGGAGAAGGACATCATCGTCTTGCTGCAGCAGAGTTAGCGGGACATAGTCATGTTCCAGTCTTTGTTTACTCAGGTGCAAGCGGGTGGGGTCCAGGTGAGCGAAAGAAACAAGGAATTGGTGCGCCATTAACGTTAGAGAGAAAGCACATGGGAAGCATCGACCCATGGCCTGTCCCTGAGAACTATCAACCAGAAGAGTTGCATCCACATCTGTTCAAGGAGTTCGAGTGACCTGCCTACACGTCTATGAATATGTCGGGGCGGCGATTTGCCCCGCGTGCGGGCGCGACACGCACGAGCCTGACCGGGAGTTGGCGAGTCGTCTGTTCAAGGAGTACTACGAGCAGGGTCGTCACCTTGCCTACAAGTGTCCAGTTGAGGGCGGCACAATACGTGGCTGGTGGAGCATCTAGGGCAAATCGGGCATACCTTTAGCCTGGGGGCCCTGTGGGGCCATTTGGTATCCTAGGGTCCTGGCGAAGGGAACCCAATGACCACGATTATCGGTGTGCAGTATGACGATTCGTGCTTGTTGATGGCAGACAATCAAGTAACACTTGATGGTGGGCGCAGATATAAGCATCCTGAAATGAAGAAGATTAGCAAGGTAGGCGAATACCTTGTTGCAGGTTCAGGTGAAGTTGCTCCTTGCGATATCGCTCAACATCTATGGAACCCACCTGCCATGACTGCCAAAGATAGAAAGAACACTTATCACTTCGTTATCGCTAAGTTGATGCCATCACTTCGTAAATGTCTAGAAGACAACGGATTTGATTTCAACGAGGGCAAAGAAGATGGCAAATCAGGTGAGTCAAGGTTCAACCTGTTAATAGCAGTCAATGGTCAGTTATTTGATGTGGGCGATGATATGTCTGTCTGTATGTCAGATGCTGGCTTCTATGGCGTTGGCTCTGGCTCTCCATATGCTCTTGGGGCTTTATATGCTGGTGTGAAGCCAGAGAAGGCTATGGCTGTTGCTGAGAAGATAGACGTTAATACTTCTGGGCCGTTTCAAATAGAGCGTCAGTTAAAGAAGTGAAGATTGTGATAGGCATCTTTATTCTAATCTTTGCAATACTGAACTATCTTGCTTGGCTCCAACAGCAGGCATACTAACTTTTGTGAAATAAATCACAATCTTGTAGGGTTACATATACGGCTTGCCATTTGGGAGCCATTAACTAGTCTCGTCTAAGGAGAGATTATGACACCCTATGAAGTATCTAAAAAGAAACAATACAAATACCCGGACTACGATTACGGAAAAATTGTAGAAAAACCTGTAAATCCATTTGCGGTTCTATCACCCTTTTTAAACTCTTGGACTGTCGGGTTTGACCGTCACTTCCAACTTCTTGAAGAGTTGCGTAATGCAAGTAAATCCACATACCCGCCATATAACATCATTCAGGTAGATGACGAAGAGACTTACCTGATTGAGATTGCTGCTGCTGGGTTTACCAAAGACGACATCGATATCATTTACAAAGAGAACCAACTTACTATTACAGGTAAGAAAGACACAGACTCAGCCGATTATGTACATAAGGGCATAGCCGCTCGTGACTTTGAGCAGAACTTTGCATTGGCTGACGATGTTAAGGTCATATCTGCCAATATGAAGGATGGCGTGCTTACAGTACGACTCGAAAGAGAAATTCCTGAACATAAGAGACCACGGACCATTAAAGTCGAGTAACCTACGTCACACAATTTAATAAGAGGCTCCTGGGTATGAGCACGCAAAAACTGCCCATTTAATCTGCTAGGCTCAAGTCATGATTGTTAACCTAAGCAAAGAAGAAGTCAGAGCCTGTGCAGACATTGCTCTTAATCGATGGATGATGAAGTGGGGCAGTGTTGATAGACCAAACTATGCAGGCGATAATAAATCAAAACTAGAACCAGAGATATCAGCAAACGTTCGCACTATCGTTGCAGAATATGCTGTTGCAAAACTTTATAAGATGCCACTTACATTTCCGTTCTATCCAAATGAAGAACATCCATTTAGAAAGCACATTCCAGATGTTGGCTCTAATGTGGAAGTCAAGAGCGTTAGAACCCGTGATGAGATTCCAGTCTTTCCAAAAGATATAACACCTGGTCGTCTTCTCGTGGGCGCACGCGTACTCGACCGCGACTACTACTCACAGGTAGAAGTTTATGGATGGCTTCGAATGGAAGATGTGCAGAGAGATGAGTGGATATACGCCCCTGAAGGTTCTTGGAGAATACCTCTACACGAATTCAATGACTCCATACCGGAGTTGGTAAATGTCTAAGAAACAAGAAAAAAGAAAGAGGAAGAAGATTCGACACGCAGAAGCACGGTGGGAGCGGGCACAACTTCGGGCCGCACTTGCCAAAACCGAACTAGACCTAGCCATTCAGACTTTCAAGGATGGGATGGGTGATTTGACCGAAGAACAGGTCAAGGCAACCGAAGATAAGGCTCAAGAGCAATATAAGCGCATTGAGGAGTTCCTCATGCAAGAAAAAGAGAAGTACTTAGAAAGGCTCGGAATCCAGCAAGACTGATAAAATCAGTTCGTGCTAAAACTAACTACGCTCCTCTTGGCCCTTACAGCCCTTCTAACGGGTTGTGGATACGATGGTCACTACCGTTATCCTTGCCAAGACCCAGCGAACTGGGAGAATGAGGAGTGCAAACCACCATTATGCACTGTTGCTGGCGCATGTCCAGAAGACTTGGTTGCACCAGGTACATTGCCAGGAACATCGGACAACACAGAGGAAACCACAAATGAGTAATACAAGGTATACATCAGCAGAACTAGATGCACGATTAAAGTTTGCACTAGGAATTATGCTTGGAGTCATTCTCCTATCAACAACACTAGGAATTCTTTACGCTCTTATCTTTGTTACTCAACCAGTGAATGCCCAATCTGAAAATGACAAGATGTTCTTTAACGTGTTGGGCAGCGTTGCTACATTTATTACCGGTACTCTTGCTGGTCTACTCATCGGTAAGAGTGGCGCCCAAGAAATGAAAGAAGCAATGGAGAATGGTTCTTCACCTGTTTCAGAAATTACACCAGTTGCAGAAGAGTCTGTTGCATCTTCTCCTGAAGAAGTAGTAAGTGAGTTAAACTCCGGTAAAGACAACAGTCAAATGCCTGATGAGCAAGAAATTGACGAAGGATGGGACAAAGACTAATGGCAGAACTAGGAACGGCAGCCAAGTTAATTGAGATTGCCAAAGAAGAAATTGGTTACATCGAAGGTCCAAAAGACAACGAGACCAAGTATGGCGCATTTACAAAAGCCAACTTCCAACCATGGTGCGGTTCATTCGTTATGTGGTGCGCAGACAAGGCTGGAGTAAAAGTTCCAAACACTGTCTACACACCAGGTGGCGCTGCAGCGTTTAAGAAGTCTGGTCGTTGGTATGACGCACAGATTTGTGACCCAGAACCTGGCGATATCGCTTACTTTGATTTTCCTGGCGATGGCGTAGAGCGCATCTCTCACGTCGGTATCGTTATTAAGGATAACGAAGACGGCACCGTATGGTGCATCGAAGGTAACACTTCTGGCGACCCAAAGAAATCACAGCGCAATGGTGGGGAAGTTGTTAAGAAACTTCGCGCCTACAAGAAGAACAAACAGAATGTACAGATATCTATCGTTGGCTTTGGTCGTCCAAAGTTTAAAGGAGCGGCAAAGACTGAGGCTGCAGCAGCACCTGCTCAAGCCAAAGTATGTAGCGAGTGCAAGCGACCACTGTAGTGACTACTACCGACACTAGAGCCCCTCTAACTGCGTTAGATAGGTGCGATAAGTGCGGTGCAGCAGCAATGGTTCGTGCAACACTAGTTACTGGAGAGTTGTATTTCTGTGGTCATCATGCCCGTCAAGTTGCAACTCCTCTTGTACTGAAGTCAATACAGGTCTATGACCCAGAAGGTGTATTCAACTATGGAAGACAGTAGATACGTTCTTGGTCAAGGGATGTTTGGTGGCATCAAAGGAAGTTATGGCAGATATAGCGTGGGTCCTCGTGTGAATAACCTTGCCTCTCAGTTTAATGACTATATGGAAACAGTTGAAGAGAGTAAACGTCGCCGTTTCAAGAGAAAAAGAGAATCAGGTTATACAGGCGCAGGATTTTGGTTTGGTTTATACCCAAATATGGTTGGTGCAATGGGTTCAGGAACTGGTATGCCTAATCAAGAACAGAATGCACCGATTTCAGATTCTGGAAGAACGGCGACACCTGCTGATGGAATGGGAATTGGTGGAACAACATTTAATGGTGGAGGTGCAGTTCTCTAATGGAAAATTTTTTTGGTTCACCTAAACTAGATAGAAAAACACTTATGGTTAATCAACGTCGTGGAATTAAACAGCACTTTGGTTACAACGCAAACCTTGGTTACAAATCAAAAGCAGAACCAAGTGTTGTATCTTGGAACAATCGTGGACGTGGTGTGCAAGGAGAATCTGTTAACTCACACAATCCTGCTGCAGCGAAGTTGATAGTGCGCAGAAACTGGAAACCAGTATAATCTAACCTCTGAGGGGTACAAGTTTCCGAGGGGTTTCTTGAAACTACTGCGTTCATCCGCAGCACAATCTGGTTTCTTTAATCGAATATACTTTTTACTAGGAGCAGCGTTTATCTACGTTCTCTTAACGATATCTCTTGCCTACGCTGATGAACCTCCAGCGCAAGAATCCTCCGCTCAATCGAACGCAGCATCACCTTCACCAACACCCAGTCCAGAGCCAACCCCAAGCCCAACCCCAACAGAAACCACAGCACCTGTTGCATCTCCTACTCCTTCCACATCAACTTCGACTGAACCCTCTCCAAGTCCGACTCCAACGCAAGAACCCTCGCCTGCTTCCACTTCAACTCCTCTTCCAACTCCGACTGTTTCTGACGGAGCGACCGTAACTGTTGCTCCAACCGCAGAATCCTCTCCATCTTCTGCTCCGAGTCCGTCTGTATCACCAACTGCAGAACCTTCACCTTCCGCTTCAACGGCTCCGACGCCCATATCCAGCCCAGAACAATCCCCGTCCCCAAGCAGTACAACGTCCACGCCCACACCCACCATGACTGAAACACCTACGGTCACCTCCGTACAAGCAAAAATAGAGTCAGCAACTGTAACGCTAAATACCGCAATTGAGTCGTCAACTGTCACACAACAAACCGCTGCTGCCCCTCAAATTACAGCAGCCCAAACCGCTATCAATGCAGCAGAATCTGCAACCGTTACTGCTGCTGCTGCACAGACCACAGCCAATGAATTGTCTAGCGCTCCTCAAAACACCAAGGTATACACAACCGATGGATACGTAGCCCCAACTCCCGTAGATACGCCTACTGTTACAACAAGAGTTTTGCCCACCATGTATGACGCTGCTACAAAGATTGAAACGCCATTTGATATCAAAATGGGCGATGTGTTGTATAACGGTCAAGGACCAAACAGCCAAATCTATGTGACCTCTAAAGCAACGATTACTTTTGGTACCGGAGACTTTAACTGGTGGGATTTCCCTAATACTCCAAATATCTCTGTATTTGCCAGTGATTACCAGAACGCTGGTACAGGTGCTTCAACCGTTGTAAAAACTACAGAAACAACTCTAGAAGTTGATTGGACTTTGCATAAGTTTGCTGACCCAAACGGTCCTCTTACTAACATTAACTGGAAGATGACCGTTAATCCTGGAACTGGTGAATGGACAGGCATTGGAAAGATATCTGGCAATTCAACTAATCTGTGGAATGGCCCACGCACGGGCGTGCGCGAGACCGCGGGTCAACCTGTACAACCAATGACTAATGTTTCAAGTGAGACTATTGCCGCTGCTCAAGCAACAGCGGCTACTGCTATTGCCAATGCAAATGCGTTAGCAGATACGGCAACTGTTAAAGTAGCAGAGGCTGTTACTGCTCTTCAACCTCCGGCTCCGACCACTCCATCTCCCACTCCTCAAACGCCTGAGCCAACTCCTTCACAGCCACCAGCATCGCAACCACAGCCCCAACCAGAACCGCAACCACAACCACAACCTTCTTCACCATCTACTCCTTCTGAACCCACGGTTCCAACACCTCAACCTGAGACTCAACCTCAACCAGAGAAACCTGTCGAACCTGTAAAGCCTGAGAAACCTGCTGAAGAGAATCCTTCAGACACTTCTCCAAAGGAAACAGAAAATCCGGAAGAGGCTCCAGAGGATGCTCCAGAAGATGACACTCCCGAAGACACTCCAGACGATTCAGAGAATCCTCAAGACACTCCTGAATCTTCCGATAATCCACAAACAGACTCACCAGAAGATTCTACAAACTCAGAGCAAGAACCGTCCCAGCCAGAAGAAGAGCCACAGCCCACAACCCCTGAAGAAGACGACGAAACTGACGAGGTTTCTGACGAACCCCAACCTGAAGAATTAGAAGAGACAGAAACAGACAACCAAGAGCAAGATAATCAGTCGGAAGAAACACAAGATACTCCTATCGTTAAACCAAGTAAGCCAGAGCCTACACCACAAACAGTTATTTCAGATGCACTTGCCGATGGCAAGTTAACAGCCGAAGAGAAGGCTGCTGTAATTACAGCCATTGTTGCTGACCTAAAGCCAGGTGAGACTGTATCAAGTGAGACTATCAAAGAAGCAGGTCTGACATATGAAGACCTGCCTCCTGAAACTCCAGTTGATGTTCGCACTGATGAAAATGGAAATGCAGTTGTCATCACGGCAGAGGTGGCTGCTTCGCTAGAATTGCTTGCTAATCCAACAGAACTAATTGGCGAATTATTTACAGACCCAGGCGCTGCGTTAGCAGCCCTTAGCAATATCGGCGCAGACATGTCACCAGAAGAACGTGAAGAAGCAACAAAGATGGTTGTAGCAACAGTTGTCGCTGCTGGTGCTGCTATGAACGCTGCGGCAGTTGCTGCAGCATCAACAACGACTGGAGGCAGTTCAAGAGGGGGCAGTTCTTCAGGTGGCGGAGCGCCAACTGGAGATATGAAAGCCGTTAGGAGACGACGTAAATGAAGTTCCTCAAAGATATGGCAGACCAACTTTGGACTCTTCTAGGTATGTTTATTGCCTGGATTGTGCTTGATGGAAGCGCAAAGGACGTAGTTGGTTGGGCAACACTCGGAACTCTGGTTGCTTGGATGGTCACGTATCCGTTGCGCAATAAGGAAGATTAGAGGATTATTGACCTTGAGAAGGGCATCTCAACTAGGAGAGATATGGACAAGAAAGCACTAGAAGCAGCAGCCGCCACGTACCTACGTGCAGCAGCCGCTGCAGTCGCTGCTCTATACATGAGCGGTATCACCGACCCTAAGACCTTGGTAAACGCGTTTATTGCAGGTCTCCTCGGTCCTTTGGCAAAAGCACTAAATCCAAAAGACCCTTCATATGGGTTCGGCGCAAAGAAAAAGAAGTAACGCCTAGATGATGACGCTCGAAGCAATCGCTGCTGCAGTTATTCTTGCAGCATCAATAGTGACGGCTTTGGGCGTCATCTTCTTGCCTGGTTATAGGAAAACAAAAGAATTTCTTGGTTGGTTCGACCATTTCCGTAGAGATTGGATGGGCGAAGAAGAGGCTCCTGGTAGGGACGCCGTACCGGGCGTTATGGAACGCCTAAACAAACTTGATGGTGAGTTGAGTCAGAACGGCGGTAAGTCTACGAAAGACGTAGTTAATAAACTATTCTATAAGCAAGAAAAGATGGAGCAGAAGGTTGACCTTATGCTCGAAGCCTTCGTTGAGATGGGCGAAAGGCTGATTACGATTGAGAACCATCTGGCAAAAGAAGAAGCGAATACCAAATAAAGTTTTTGTATTTAAGGGAAGATTAGGACATGGTTGATATCCCCGCTAAAGACTGGAACCCCTTCCTTTGGGCTGGTAGTAAGTTAACTAAACCAAAGAAAAAGGATGAGAAAGACGAAGAAGAACAAGGTCTTCGTACTCAGCAAGAACAAGAAACTGCAGACACTGCTGCAAAAGCCGGTGGAATTGTCAACATTCATCTTGAAAGCGCAATGGCTCCTGCTTCTCACAAGGGCGCAGGACACAAAGCATGGCTTGGTCCAATCATTCCTCCAAAACCTAAAAGTCTTGAAGGTGTTCCTTCTGTACGAATTAACCCTGAAACTAAAAAACTTGAAGCGTATCCAGAGTATCAAGAATTAAAGGGTCGTCTGCAACACTTTGCAGAGTCTATGGAGGCTGCAAGAGGAAACCCACATCGTGTTGAGTTTTCAGGCGGAATGTAATGCCAGCATCATTAAACAGAACTGACTCTTCTTATCAGGACTTTGATGCAGGAGTTGCTTCTCAAATCAGTCCTCTATCAGATAGAGATAGAGACTTAATTAGATTCTCTGCTCGCAGATTTAAAAGTACCGCTGACAGAGATTCGGCTATTGGAAAAAAGTTTGGCCTTAGTTCGGTTGACTACTTCAGACGACTAGAGTCAGTTAAAGACCATCCTCATTTAAGTAAGCGAGTCAGAAGCCGTGTAGGAGAACTATTCTCTACACCCGGCCCTATGACTGGTGGAACGCCAATCATGGACAGCAAACAATTCTCACACGGGGTGAACTGGTAATGTCAACTAAAACTAAAAAGAAGCACAGCAAATCTGCTGCTTGGACTCGTAGCGAAGGCAAGAATCCAAAGGGTGGACTAAACGAGAAGGGTCGTAAGTCGTACGAGCGTGCGAACCCAGGCTCTGACCTCAAGCCACCAGTAAAGCGTGAGCAGGCCAAGAAGTCCAAGAAGTCAGCAGCACGTCGTAAGTCATTCTGCGCTAGGATGGAAGGTATGAAGAGAAAGAACACCTCTTCTAAGACTGCTAGAGACCCTAACAGTCGTATCAACAAATCACTACGAGCATGGGACTGCTAAATGTTAAAGAAACTACTCATCAAACTTGGAATACTTAAAGACTCCAGAGAAGCACTAAATAAGTTTATTGCGGAAGCACTAGCCTCTACTGAAAAGGCAGACATTCCGTTTACTCCTAAGAAGAAAGCACCTGCGAAAAAGAAAGCGCCTGCTAAAAAGAAAGCAACTAAAAAGGCCAAATAATGAAATGTGCAAACTGCGATAGTGGTGCTTTGTTCGTGTATCAAATAACGGCAGAAACAGAAGTTCTTTATTGCGGTAAACACCTTCCTCGCTTCTTGGATGCCCGCAGGCGTGCAGGCAACCTAAAGACGACCGATGAATTTGCTGCAGAACGCAAAGCAGCGCTAGAAGTCGTATCAGAACCAGAAGAGCCAGCGTCTAAACCAAAGAAGCGTAAGAAGGCGGCCGAAAATAATGAAGGTAATTCGTAAGTTCGCAGTCCAAGGACATGCTGTACCATCATCCTCACACAGTCCAAGAGGACCGTTTCCGCCTGAAGTCCTAGCAGGGCCTCAGATGGCACACGGCGACAACAACTCGGATTCCTTACATCCAGCACTAGACGAAGTTCGCTTCTTCAAATGTCGCGACTGCGAAGAAGTGCTTTTTGAGACTGAATTAGACAACCACACATGTGAGGAAGAAGAATAATGGCAGTTAATGAGAATGGGAATCTATTAGATTCCGCAGGAAATGTCTGCGTTGACAGAGTTTGGGGCAACATGCCAATGCAGCCAAACGATGAGCGCAGTGAAGCAGTTCAGGGTGACCTTTCAGCAACGCTGAATGACCACGTTATTGCTTATGCAAAGTGGAATGGTTATCCGCTATACACACCAAATGATGATGGGGCAGGCGTAGGTTACGTCGTAGTTCCAAGCGTTCTTGGTGATACCACATCAGTTGCTACAGATGTAATGGACGACGCTGGTCTTGTTCCTACAACAGCATCTGCCGCTACAAATACCTCAAAGACAGTTACAGGACTAGTACGAGCAAGTGGTACTACCGTTCTTCAGGTTGCTGTATCAACTCACGGGTATTCTGCAGGCCACAAAGTAACTCTTTCAGGACTTAGCGCAGACTTCAATGGAACATATACAATCGACACTGTTCCAAACGCTAATCAATTTAATGTTACAACAGTTGCAACAACTTCTTACAACGCATCAGGACTTTCGGGTTCTGTAGTTGCTGTGTCAGGAACCATTAAGACACAGAGCGTTGCTGCAGGTGCTGCAACAATCGCAGTTGGTCAAGCAGTAACAATTACTCCTTGGGCATAGTTTAGAAGTGGCAAGAATCAGAGGAGGAGGCGCATCGGGCAAAAAGCCTGCTGCCCTCCCCTCTGCTCAAGAAATGCTAGGGGCAATTGGTAAACCTTACGGTTTCGGCCCAAAACAAACATCAGGAATGATGAAAGCCCTATCAACAGAGGGCGGATTCCAAAGTCCATTTGCTGCACTTCCTACAGCAGCATCTACTGGCGAATTTTTTGAAACAATATCTTTATTAAGCGCTACTGACACCATGCGCTATTACAATCCACAGAGTCCTGATGAAGTAGCGTACAGAAATCAGGCTGGTGAAGCCGTATTTCCATCTTTAGGCGAAGATGTTTACTACGTAGACGGTCAGGGTAACTTTGTAGACCGTTCAGCAGGTCGTAAGTTTTATGATGAAGACCTAGATACTGGCGAAGTTGTAATTCCTGGTCAAAAGGGACCACAAGAAGGAGAATCAGATGCTCCTGCTCCTCTTTCTCTAGTTCCTACTTCATCTACTAATCCAGAACGTCCACGTACAGTTGCTGCTGGATATGACCGTAACCGTTCGGTGTTAACCGTAGTGTTCCGTGATGGAACTTATTACAACTACTACGAGGTCACTACTGGAGAATGGCAAGATTTTAAACGCCGAGTTTCAAAAGGGCAATATATTTACAAATATCTAGATTACAAGCCACGTGGCGCAGCCAATGTTAATAGCCTTCCCTCCTACGCACGCACGGCTTTATACAAACTCACCAGAACTTTGCAATTACAACGAAGTGCAAAGCAGTATGACCGTCTTGCAAAGAAGAACCTACCAAAGACAGCAAAGCCCAAAAAACCAAGAAAGAGTTAAATGCCCAAGGCGCACAACATCGGACCACTATTCGTACAGGTCACTAACTTTCCTTATGAATGGGACGGAAAAGTAGTCGTAAGAGGCTGGACTCAGGAAATTGAGGAGCCTTACAGAACTGCCACTCCCCTTATAGTACGCTTGCCCAAATATAAGGCCCTAGTCCTTGGCAGATGGACAGGTGCAAAAGAAGAAGTAGATGCTTTAAATGCGGCACTTGGAAGGCGGGATGTTACTTATGAAGATTTTACGGAAGAAGCGGGATGGACACCAGCCCCAGACTCGGATAGAGAAGAGGGTAGCCTCGATTTCCACCCCAGACTTGATAGCCTGGATGGAGCACTCGATGTACCTGATTGGCAAACACATAACGATTTATCAGAAACAAAATAGCGCTGCAGACCTTGATGAAGTTCTTATGGGTGCTGAAGCCTTCCACGCAATTGCAAAGGAATTAAAGAAACGACATGTTTCATGATATGCTTTCTTCGCTTCGCCTCTCTCTAGGTCTAGCGTTGACCCACCCAAAAGGTGGGTCACGCTGTTTAATGGGTGCATATGGAAGAAGATAAGTTTGAAGAGATAAACCCGGAGTTCTATCTTCAAGAAGAGCAGCCTGTAGAAGAAGATATAGACGAACCGTTAGATGAACTATCTCAACAATTTGTAGACAAACTCGTAGACAAGATGCTTGAGTTTCTCAAAGTACTTGTTGGTCATGACTTGCATCCTTATCAAAAGCCACTTGCTCGTCGTATTATGGAATCCGTAATAATTAACGATGGTGAAGAGATAACTGCTCTTGCTTCTCGTCAGTCTGGTAAATCAGAGACTGTGGCAGACACGGTGGCTACGATGATGATTCTTCTACCTCGTCTTGCAAAGTTATACCCAGACTTGCTTGGCAAGTTTAAAGATGGCATATGGGTAGGATTGTTCGCACCAACAGAAGCACAGGCTGAAACACTTTTTGGTCGTACTGTTACTCGATTAAGTTCAGAACGTGCTGTTGAAATTATGGATGACCCAGAAATCGATGACACAGCCGCACGAGTGGGCGGAGTAACTCGTCAAATAAAATTAAAGAAGTCAGGCTCTACTATCACAATGATGACTGCAAACCCTAGAGCAAAGATTGAATCTAAGTCTTTTCATCTCGTAATTATTGATGAGTGTCAAGAGGCTGATGACTTCGTTGTTTCAAAATCTATTTCTCCTATGTTGGCATACTATGCAGGTACGATAGTTAAGACCGGTACACCTACAACAAGCAAAAACAACTTCTATCGTTCTATTCAACTAAATCGCAGACGACAGACGGGCAGAGGAGCCAGACAGAACCATTTCCAATGGGACTGGAAAGACGTTTCTAAATTTAACCCGAACTATGAAAAGTTCATACGAAAAGAAATGCTTCGTATTGGTGAAGATTCAGACGAATTTCAGATGTCATATAACTGCAAGTGGCTTTTGGAACGAGGAATGTTTGTTACCTCAACCATAATGGATGAACTTGGCGACACATCTCAAGAACTAGTTAAGTCATGGCACAAGACTCCCGTTGTTGTTGGTATTGACCCTGCACGTAAGACTGACAGCACAGTTGTCACTGTTGTGTGGGTTGACTGGGATAGACCAGATGAGTTTGGTTACTTTGACCATCGTATTCTTAACTGGCTTGAAATGCAGGGAGATGATTGGGAAGAGCAGTACTACCAAATTGTTAACTTCCTTGAGAACTACGACGTGCTCGCAGTTGGTGTGGATGCTAATGGTGTAGGAGATGCTGTTGCTCAACGGTTGAAGTTGCTATTACCAAGAGCAGAGGTTATGTCCTTGACATCCAGTCCGTCTGAACAGTCAAAGAGGTGGAAGCACCTGCAGGCCTTGATTCAACGAAAGATGATTTCCTGGCCTTCTCACGCTAAAACTCGGCGCCTAAGAACATGGAAAAGGTTCTATCAACAAATGACCGATGCAGAAGTCCAATACAAAGGACCTAACTTCCTTGTAGCCGCCCCTGAAGAGAATTACGCACACGATGACTTTGTGGATTCTCTAGCCATAGCCTGCTCTTTAACTCAAGACCTAGTAATGCCGGAAGTCGTGGCCTCAAGTAATCCTTTCTTTGGTTAAGCCACACAAACTACGCAAAAGGGTGGAAACTATTTCCTGGAATGGCCTTCCATAAATGAATAAGGAGTCTCCTATGACTATTTCGCCAGCACCTCGCTTTCCAGAGCGTGCACCACAGGTCTACGAACGCAAGGGCGCAGATAACGCTATGCGTCGTGGTCCTCTCCGTTTCGAAGAAGGTGTCGCAACTGATACTGATATTCCAAGCGGTTTCCAGACTGGTATGGAGCAGGGCTCTGCTGTTGCTCCTGGTCGTCCAAATCGTAATGCTCCAGTTTGGCAGAAGCCTGCTGCTGAGACGCTATCAGAGCGTGCTCACGTAGGTTCCGCTGCCTGGATTGAAGCACCATCAATGCTTGGTGAGTTTGCACATGGCACCATGGCAGACCGTGCAGCACAGGTCATTGAGACCGTTGCACGTTCTGGTGGTCGTGCACAACGTCTCAATCCAACTGTCGTAAACGACTAGTTATTTGACAACCTGAACCCGCTCATACGGTAGTGTATGGGCGGGAACAGGATGTATTCGGAGGAGTCAAGTGAGAAAACCTGCTAATCCAAAACTGTATGCGATGTTTGTCGCACAGGCCAAAGCAAAATATTCAAAGTGGCCTAATCCAGGTGCTAGTGCTTGGGTTGCAAAGAAATATCAACAAGCAGGTGGTCAGTACGTAGAAACAACTGAAGCAGACCGTCGTCGTAAGATGGCACAGAAGAAACAGCAACACGCTCAAGATAAAAAACGCAGTACTAAAAAAGAAGATAAGAAATCCGAAAAGGATAAAGGCAAGAAGTAATGGCATTTCTTGATTTCACGCCACCGTCGTACCGTGCGGCGTCATCAGACCTTACTATCTCCATTTCACCTCTTGGCCTTGTAGAACTTGCTGATGAAGAATTTGAGGTTCACGGTCCTCGTCTAAACCGTTATTCACTTAACTGGGCGATGTATTTAGGTCATCACTGGGGCTATCGCCGTGAGCAAGGCGAAATGCAGATTGCAGTTAACTATTACCGCGCTTTTAATGACTATCTTTCAAGATTCGTATTTGGTCGCGGTGTTCACTTCCGTTCTCCAAAGTCTACCGAAGCAATCGTTCCAGACAGACTAGAGCGTATCTGGGAAGTAGACAATGACAAGATGCGTGTCCTACTTGAGATGGGACAGCAGGGTGGTATTACAGGAGATTGCTTTGTAAAGATTGCATATGAAGAGCCATGGACAGACTCTGCTGGTCTTTTCCACGCTGGTCGTGTCCGTATCCTTCCTATGAACTCGTCTTTCTGTTTCCCTGAGTTTCATCCACACGATAGAACGCGATTACTGAGATTTAAACAGAAGTATCGTTTCTGGGGCACTTCTTTAGAAGGTACCCGTCAAGTCTTTACTTATACTGAAATTTTGACTGATGACGTTATTGAAGAGTACATCAATGATGAACTCATAGATTCACGCCCAAATCCTATTGGAATAGTTCCAGTAGTTCACATTCCTAATGTTCCTGTTTCAGGTTCACCGTGGGGTCTCTCGGACGCACACGACATCATCACTATCAACCGCGCATATAACGAAATCAGCACCGACGTTGCAGACATCATCAACTATCACGCTTCTCCTGTGACAGTTATCGTCGGTGCTAAAGCCTCTAACCTTGAGAAAGGTGCGAAGAAGGTCTGGGGTGGTCTACCCAAAGACGCCCAGGTCTTTAACCTTGAAGGTGGTGCGCAGGGAATTGATGGCGCACTCAAATATCTAGATTTATTAAAGCGTTCAATGCACGAAATCATGAACATACCAGAAACTGCGCTTGGACAAGTTCAGCCAATCTCAAATACATCTGGTGTTGCTCTTTCTATTCAGTATCAGCCATTAATGAACCGTTATTCACAGAAGGTTGCTCAATATGGCAAGGGTCTAGAGAAGATAAATGAGATTGCATTAAGAACTCTTGCATTAAAGGAACCTCAGACCTTCCTCTATAACCCAGACGAAGACGGCCCAATCAAAGAGGGACAGTTCGACAGACTTGACCCTAATGACCAACTGTCATATATGAACTATGTTCAGTTCCCACCTCCACTACCTCTCGATAAGTTGATTGTTCTTAATGAAATCCAGACCAAACTAGGCATGGGTCTTGAGTCAAAGGAAGGAGCGCTTCGTACACTTGGCGAAGAGTTCCCAGAAGAGAAACTTCAAGAGATTCGTCGTGAACTTGTAGAGGATGCTAAGGCAGATGGTGCCTTGTCATTGATTAGAGTTCAGATTCAGAAGCAGATTCAAGACATGACCGGAATGATGCCTGGACCAGATGGCGCAAGCGCTGTTCCTTTGGCTCCAGAACAACTAGGTGACGGAGATGTTATGGGAGATGGCGTAGAAGGCGCTCCAACTCCAGAGAAACTTGAAGACCCTATGGTTCAAGAGTCAAAGATGATGGAAGACCAGGCTGAAGCGGCTATTAGAAATGACTTAGTTACACAAGCCTATGGAACAAAGATTCCACAGAGAAGGGCTGTAGATAGAGAGTAATTTTCCAACTGTAAAAAGTTTGGAATATATCGAGACAAGTGCGTACAAATGTACTGCAATTATCTCATAATAACCCAGGGACACGCCGCAAGGCATACGGACAACGACACAAGAAAGATAAGTGACTACTATGGAAAACACAGTAGAAATGACGGATGCAAATCTGTCACCAATTGAAATAACAACGAGTGGTGAGCAAACAATGCCAGGTTACACAGCCGATGATATTGCAAAGGCGCGTGAGCAAGAAAAGGCAAAGTTATATCCACAACTTGAAAAGATGAAAGAGGAACTCGCATCTCTGAAAAGAGAACGTGAGGAAGCGGCAGCCCGTGAAGCAGAGCGTCAAGCACGCATTGCTGAAGAGGAGAGCCGTGCAGCACAGTTGAAGAAGGAACAGGAAGAGAATGAACTGTCCTTCAAAGACCTTCTCAAGAAGAAGGAGCAAGAATTTCAGGCTCAATTAGAGAATGAACGTCTTGAAAGAGAACGTGCTATTGCACTCTTAGACCAAGAGCGCAAATTCCAAGAGTTGATGAATTACCGTCAGGCTCGATTGGAACAGGAACGAGATAACATCATTCCTGAACTCATCGATTTGATTGAAGGCGATTCACAGGATGCAATTGAGCAGAGCATCGCAACTCTAAAAGATAAGTCTGCTCGAATTCTCGATTCCGCTCAACAGGCTATGCAGTCTGCTAGAGCACAAATGGCAGGACCACGCATCACAGCGCCTGCCGCAGGACCCCTCGACACCAATTCGGACACACAACCGTTAACTCCTGATTCAATCAGGGATATGTCATTGGCAGACTATGCGAAACAAAGAGCCAAATTACTTGGCAATGCAGCAAACAATCGTGGTCAGGGACTGTTCGGTTAACCCAAACAACTATCTAGAAAGGACTTGACCTAAATGGCAAGTGCAATTACAGGTACTGGTCAACTAGCCAGCGCCCCTACCGCTTATTCTGGTTCTAATACGAGCCTCAATCAAGCAATTCAAACAATCTGGTCGAAGGAAATCCTCTTCCAGGCAATGCCAATCCTCCGTTTCGAACAGTTCGCTGTTAAGAAGACTGAACTAGGTGTAGCACCTGGTCTTCGTGTGAACTTCCTTCGTTACAAGAACTTCGCAGTAGACCCATCTCCTCTAACAGAAGGTGTTCGTATGACAACGAACGCTCTTACTGCAGAGCAGATTGCAATCACAGTTGCAGAACACGGCTACGCAGTAGCAGTTTCTGAACTTCTTCTCAATGCATCCTTCGATGACGTAATGGCTTCTGCTTCACGTCTTCTTGGTCGCCACATGGCACAGTACCTCGATGTACAGGCACGTAACACACTCTCTGCAGCAACTTCTGCAGTATTTGGTTATGACCGTTCTGCACTCCAGGGTGTCAATGACTGGTACAACGAAGGTACCGCTGCAACACAGTGGTCAGACCTTGATGGTAACTATAAGTTGACTACAGGTGCTGTTAAGGATGCTGCTCTTACCCTTGCTGGTAAGAACATCCCACGTCTCGGTGAGACATATGTACAGTTCGTACATCCTAAGCAGTCACGTGATATCCGTTCGAACCCAGAGTTCATCGAGGTAACAAAGTACGCTGCTCCAGGAAACTTCATGCTCGGTGAAATCGGACGTCTATACGACGTAGTATTCATTGAGACAACACAGGTTCGTAAGTTGGCTGTAAACGCTGGCTATACAACATCTTCAAACGTAGGAGTTCCTGCGTCTCAGATTGAAGTTCCTGTCAAGGCTAACACCCGCCCAGGTTCAGGCGGTAACCCAGAGTCTGCAGATTTCACTGCTGAAAAGGGTTACTTGACTTCTGCAACTGGTAACGGTGCTGAAGTTTATGAGTCCATCATGATTGGTGACAATGCATTTGGTCACGCAATCTCCCTCCCAGTTGAACTCCGCGATGGTGGCGTTCTCGACTTCGGTCGTGAGCACGCTCTTGCTTGGTACGCAATCTGGGGTCTTGGTGTTATTACAGACCAGGCTATCGTCAAGGTCTACACCAACTAGTAATTAGCAGTACCGTCTGGGGGTCATACTCCTTCTTTGGCCCCCAGACACAACAACTAAAACGTTTAGGAGAATAAACACCGTGGCAAACAAAGCAACAAGTCCATTGGATGCAACTGGAGTTGCAGCCGAAAAAGCAGCAAAGAAGAACGCTGCAGAGTTAAAAAAGCGTAAAGAAGAAATCTCAATCGCTAATCAGTTAGAGGCCGAGAGCCTAGAGCGCGACATATTCGACCCAAAGAAACCAGAAACCCCACTCGTCTTAGATGAAATCGAAGATGTAGGTGTGTCAGTGTCGAATGAGTACGTAGTCATTCGAACAATCACCGATATTGATGACATGACATTCGGTGTGGTTAACGGAACTCCTCAAAGTTATTCATTTAAATCAGGTGCTAAGTACCGTGTTCCACGGCACATCGCTGATTACTTAGAACAACTTGGGTACATTTGGCGGCCTAACTAAGCCGTCGCAAGTAGTCCGCCCTCAACTGGTTCCCGCCCTCCTCCCAGTTGGGGGTCGGACCTTTTTTGCGCTGTTAAATCTCCGGTTACAAGGGACAATACCTACAACTTATTTTCGGAGGTAGTGTGGCGAATTTAACTAGCCTTGGAAGTCGTCTCAGGTATGAGATTGGCGATATACCCAAGTCTTTCGTGTATCAGTTTACAGCCGATGGAACTACCAACCGGTTCCTAGTTCCTTATTCACCCTTAGATGGTCTAAATCTCTCAATTATTCAAGATAACGTCAATGTGTCAGATGACGTCGAAGTAGAAGAAGCCACAGGGTACATAGTATTTGACACAACTCCATCTAACGGAGACATAATTGTTGTTGCTGGAAATTACTTTAGATACTTTACCAATACTGAAATAGACCAATACATAAGCACGGCTTTTCTTGAGCATAGTGCTTATCACACGGACGCGTACGGACGCTCAGTCTCATTGACTAATATGCCTGCTCTTGAAGAGTACCCCGTAGTTGTATACGCATCTACCTTGGCCTTGCACGCATTAGCAAATGACGCAGCCTTTGATATCAACGTATTCGCACCAGATGGTGTAACTATTCCAAGGTCTGAACGTTATCAGCAGTTAATGCAGATGATTCAGGCACGTCAAAATCAATACCGCGAACTTTGCAATCAACTTGGTATTGGTATGTACAAGATTGACGTCTTTAGTTTTCGCAGAATTTCTAAAACTACCAATCGTTATGTCCCCATCTATCAACCGATGGAAGTCGATGACAGGTCAACTCCAACTCGTGTCTATGTACCAATTCCTACTTATGGTGGAGTTGACGTTCCTGTTACGGCTATTGTTCAAGACCTTTACATTTACGAAGGCGATGACTATACCTTCAACATAGTGTTTGATTTTGAATTAGATAACTACACACCAACTTCTGAAATTAGACAATTGCCAGGAAGTTCTGCCCTAATAACTTCTTTTACAATAACAAAACCAGACGTTGGTTCAGGTGATGGAGCAGGCCTTCGTACTTTACAGTTAGACCTCTCAGAAGCACAGACCCGGATACTTCCAAAGACATGCTATTACGATGTTCAAATGGTTGACCAGAACGGCGTTACAAAGACGTACGTTACGGGTAAAATCTTCGTGACTAAAGAGGTGACCATTCCATGAGTCAATATGTAAGACCAGGCTCTAATGCCACAACTTATGTAAATGACGTCATTAGCATTACTACACCTTCTGGAACAGCCTCTTATGGAACACCAGGAACGGTTACTGAAGTAGTAGTCCCTGACCTTGCGTACGCCCATACGCAGGGAACAGCCAGTGCAACCTGGACAATTGTTCACAATCTTGACTTCTTTCCTAATGTCACGGTTGTGGATTCAGGTGGTACAATCGTTGAGGGCGAAATTGCCTATACTAATCGGAATCAAATCGTTCTCACATTTGCTGCAGCGTTCAGTGGTAAAGCGTACCTATCTTAAGGAGATGTGAGTGGCCCGTAAATTTTTAACCCCTATTGATTTAACTAAATTAGAATTACAGAATGCCAGAATTCAAAACCTGGCTACTGCCCCATCAAGCCCAGTAGTTGGTCAAATCTACTTTGACACTGTACTTGGCTATTTACGTGTTTGGAATGGTTCTGCATGGGTAAACACAAGTCAAGGAGCCCAAGGAACCCAAGGTACACAGGGAACCCAAGGAACTGATGGTGCGCAAGGAACCCAAGGTACGCAGGGCACTGCTGGTGCACAAGGTCTTGATGGTGCTAATGGAACCCAAGGTACGCAAGGCACACAGGGAACTCAGGGCACACAAGGAACTCAAGGTACTGATGGAACACAAGGAACTGAAGGTTCACAAGGTACGCAAGGAACCCAAGGAACTCTTGGTGCTCAAGGAACTGAAGGTGCGCAAGGCGCAGAGGGTGCACAGGGAGCAGAAGGTGCACAAGGTGCAGAGGGAGCGCAAGGTACACAAGGTACTCAGGGAACACAGGGCACCGAAGGTGAACAAGGAGTGCAGGGAACTCAAGGTACACAGGGAGTTCAGGGAACTGAAGGACAGCAAGGTGTACAAGGAACCGAAGGTGCACAAGGCACACAAGGAACTTTAGGTGCACAAGGTACACAGGGTACTGAAGGTGCACAGGGTGCCGAAGGTACGCAAGGTGTACAAGGTAAAGAAGGTTCGTTTGGTGGTGTCACCTTCGAATACAACTATGACGCTGTCTACACGATGGCTGACCCAGGCAATACTTATATTCGCCTTAATAATTCATCAAATTCTTCAGCAACAAAACTTGCAATTGATGATATCAACGCAGCCTCTGTAGATATTCATCCTTATCTACAAACAATCGATGACTCTACATCAACAATCAAGGGTCACGTAAAGATTTCGTTAAAGTCAGACGCTAATACATTTGCACTTTATACAATTAGCGGCCTAACAGATAACGCAACATATTTTGAAATTGATATTGCTTATGTTTCTGGTAGCGGCTCATTTACAGACGAAGATGATGTTCTATTAACATTTGCTCGTACTGGTGACGTCGGTGCTCAAGGAGCCCAAGGTACGGAAGGTGCTCAAGGAGTTCAAGGAACTGAAGGCGTTCAAGGTACACAAGGTACTCTTGGAGCCCAAGGTACTCAGGGAACACAGGGAACTCAGGGAACTGAAGGTCAACAGGGCGTTCAAGGAACTCAAGGAACCCAAGGAGTTCAAGGTACAGAAGGAACTCAAGGAGCCCAGGGTACAGAAGGTGCGCAAGGTACAGAAGGCGCCCAAGGAACTCAAGGAACAGTCGGTTCTCAAGGTACAGAAGGTTCTCAAGGAACTGAAGGAGCCCAAGGTACACAAGGTGTACAGGGAACTGTTGGTTCACAGGGAACTCAAGGAACTCAGGGTACTGACGGTATCCAAGGTCTAGATGGTGCGCAAGGTTCACAGGGCACAGTCGGTGCTCAGGGTACTCAAGGAGTACAGGGAACACTAGGCGCCCAGGGAACTCAAGGTACTCAAGGTGCAACCGGAACTACAGACCCAATCACCGCTGGTTATGCATTAACCAAGGTTGGAGACCAGGTCTCATTTGATGCCTTTACTGCAACAACTGGTGCTGGTTTTGAAGGTGCTCAATACACAACGACCCTCAAAGCAATCTCTCCTAGTGATAACAATACAATCAGTCTCCCAGATGCAACAGGTACTATTGCTCTTACTAGCGACATCACAGCAACAATTGCTGATACTGATGATGTTCCAGAAGGCACAAATAACAAGTACTTCACTGTACAACGCGTAAATGATGCGTTAGACACAGTAGTTGTTGATGGAACAGGTATTCAGACCACCTACAACGGTGCTCAACAGACCTTCACAATCGCTGTTGATACAACGACAATCGCTACCCGTGCGTACGTGGATTCCACAGCACAGGGACTTGATGTCAAGGCCTCTGTTCGTGCAGCAACAACCGCAGCACTTGCAGCCTACACCTACTCAAATACAGGTGGCGGAACTCTTACTGCAAATGCAAATGGCGCCCTTGTAATTGACGGCGTAAATCTTGCTCAAGGTAACCGTGTCCTTGTTAAGAACGAGTCTGGTTCTAACGAAAAGTACAACGGTCTCTACTCTGTAGCAACCGCTGGTGATGGCAGCACTCCATGGGAGTTGATGCGTACAGATGACGCTAATGCTTCTGCAGAAGTAACCGCAGGTCTCTTCACCTTCGTAGAAGAAGGTACAACAAACGCAGATTGTGGATTCGTACTCGCCACAAATCAATCAATTACTCTTAATACCACAGCGCTAACCTTCACACAGTTCTCTGGTGCAGGTGCCTACACTGCAGGTAACGGTCTTACCTCTACTGGAACCACATTCAATGTTGGTGCTGGAACAGGTATCATTGCAAATGCTAACGATGTAGCGATTGATACAGCGGTAGTAGTACGCAAGTACGCTACAACAATCACTCCAGCAAACCCTTACTCAGATACTGTGTTCGTGATTAATCACGCTCTCAACACTCAGAATGTTCAAGTGACTGTGTATGACACCTTCAGCGGTGGTATGCCACAGGAAGTTGTAACCGATATCTACGTTGTGGATAACAACAACATCGACGTAGTCTTTGCAGTGGCTCCTACTTCAGGACAGACATACAAGGTAGTAGTCCAGGCATAACATGAGCAAAAGAGCACTAGTCCCTCTCAACGTACTGGCTTCGAATACGGAGCCAGTAGGTCAATTTGCTGGGGACTTGTACTTTAATCCTGATAATCATAACCTTTATGTTTTTGACGGAGTACTTTGGACAGAAATTGCTACTACACCTTCTTATGACATAATCGAAGGTGGAGATGAAACAAGTGGCAGTGATGCTTATACTGCTGTTGCTGATGGTGGCGATGAAGCAGGCGGTAGCGATACCTATACAAGTTCATATGAGGGCGGAGGAGTAATCTAATGGCAGTCACAATCAAGTTACGTCGTGGAACAGCGACAAACTGGAGTACTAACAATCCAACACTTGCTGCTGGTGAAGTTGGTATTGAGACCGATACTGGGAAATTAAAGATTGGTAATGGCTCTACTGCTTGGAACTCGCTCGCTTATGGCGGATTACAAGGTATTCAAGGCACTCAAGGAACTCAAGGCGTTCAAGGAACGCAAGGAGTACAAGGTGTTCAAGGTGTACAGGGAATTATTGGTGAAACTGGCGCACAGGGAACTCAAGGTACCCAGGGCACTCAAGGAACTCAGGGTGTACAGGGCACGCAAGGTACTCAAGGAACTTTGGGAGATACTGGAGCGCAAGGTACGCAGGGAACTCAGGGAACATTAGGTTCTACTGGTGCTACTGGTTCGCAAGGAACACAAGGAACTCAGGGAACACAAGGAACTCAAGGCACTCAGGGCGTACAGGGAACTTTAGGAGACACTGGTGCGCAAGGAACCCAGGGCACGCAAGGAACTCAAGGTACGCAAGGCGTACAAGGCACTCAAGGTTCGTTAGGAACTCAAGGCGCCCAAGGTAAAGAAGGTAACTTTGGCGGTATTACATTTGAGTATAACTACGATGCCGTGTACACAATGGCAGACCCAGGCAACACATATATCCGCCTAAATAATGCTGCGCTTTCTTCAGCAACCATTTTAGCAATTGATGACATAAATGCTGCTTCTGTAGACATTCATCCTTACCTACAGACGATTGATGATTCTACATCCACTATCAAGGGTCACGTAAGAATCTCTAAGAAGTCTGACGCAAATACATACGCTCTCTACACAATCAGCAGCCTTACTGACAACGCAACCTACTTTGAAGTAGCCGTTGGTTATGTATCAGGTAATGGTTCATTTACTGATGAAGACGCTGTTCTTCTTACTTTTGCTAGAACTGGTGACGTAGGTGCACAGGGAACACAGGGTGTACAGGGTTCTGCAGGTTTTGTTGGTTCAAACGGTGCGCAAGGTACACAGGGAACGCAGGGTACACAGGGAACCCAAGGTACTGCAGGTTTCGTAGGTTCTAACGGTGCACAGGGAACTCAAGGTGCTCAAGGAACTGTTGGTGCTCAAGGAACCCAAGGTACACAGGGAACTTTAGGAACTACAGGTTCTCAAGGTACGCAGGGAACTACAGGTACTGCAGCCACTGGAACAGTCCCAGATATCTTGATGCTAGGTGGTATGTAGCAACTCAGTACTGCCATTATGTATTTGGCTGTTTACTGCTGCTTTTAATGAGAACTTTATTGGCCTGTATACATTTGGCTTTAAAGTGTAGGTTGCAAACCTCATCTGGTCTGCTTCCTGCTTCATCCTAAAGTTAAACACATACCAGTCTACTGGCGCTGTTATTCCACGTGTGGCTACGTCTTTCAATGCCTTTTCTGCACCACGTCTGCTGACTGCATAACCTGCACAAGACCACTGTTGGTATGACCTACAGACATGGTCTTCAAGTATGTCGTGCTGCTCTTCATTATATGCAAATAACGAATCGTCTGGTACAAAGAAAGAAAAGAAGTCCCAAGTAAGGGGCAGTTCTTGCATGTAGAAATGCGTTATTGGCGCAAAGTTTGCACTGATTACAATGTCATCTTCAAAGATAAACAAGACATCTTTATCAGTTTCTAAAAAGTTCTTATAGGCCAACCAGTTACTAGCCCATACGCCTACCACTCCAGAACTAGGTGGAAAGGTCTCACCAGGCTGCGCATAGTCATATACGGTGTTTACTTTGAAGTCTGGATTTTCATTTATAAAGCCTTCTGCCTTTTCAGCAGTATTCAGGTACATAGTTGGAGAGCCAAGTCTTGGTAAGAACGACATGCGCTTTAAAATGCCCTTGTAAACTTCATTCCTTACTTCATTTCCAGTATCAGTATGAAAGACCTCAAAGCAGGCGTTCATAGTTTTTGTATCCAGACCTGATAGCCAGACTCAATCAATACATACTGCCCCTTACATACCTCTAGAAAGGCATCTACGCCTCTCTTAGGCTCTAAGAAGGGATTACCGTTGTAATTCCATAGATAGTCATCAAAAGCCATTACACCGCCTGTTTCTAGCCATTTAAAGGCATTGAGCCCATCAAGAGCAGTCTGTAAAGCGGTATGGTCGCCATCTATGTAGATGAAGTTATAACTCATCTCATTGACAATGAAGAACTCATCGCTGGTCATCTTAAACTTAACAATTCGTGAGTCATTAAACCTAGAATCGTAGTAGGCCTCTACTGAAGAAAAGTCCAAAGAATCGTGGGCCGACTCTTCACTGCCCTGCCAGGTGTCAACATCGTGCAGTCTTTCTATCTCACGGTTATTAAGCAGCCACTCAGTAGCATCTCCTGTATACGTGCCTATTTGAAGAGCACGAAGAGGCACCTTGGGCACGTGTCTGAAATACTTTTCTACATCCTTAAACCAATTGGGAAACATTATGCAAACAACTTCATGTTATTGAGGCATCCATATACATATTCAGGTGACATTTCATAGTTATCTAGCAGGTTCTGGAAAAGAGCACGGCTCTCTTCTTTGCGTCCAATCCACCAACTTGTGACGGCCTTTTCAAACATTAAACAGTAGACGCCGTTGTATTCAACATAGCCTGGTGTAGGAAGATGATTTGCAACCATGGCAAACTGCAGACCAATTTCAGCAAATGCATACGCCTTATGCCAGTCTCTATTGCGCTCATAAAATCTTGCCAATATAAAGTAGGCCTCTGGTCGTGATGGCATAAAGGCAATTGCATTATGCAGCGTAGTCAGCACTGTTGCTGTTCTGTCGTTCTGTCTTGAAAAGCAGAGGGACATCTTTAACAGGGCCGTGTATGTCAATAGTGGATTGGTCTTGTAACCTAAGTCTGCTGCCCTTAGAAAGAAGCCAGCAGCAGAAGCGTGCTGTTTTAACCGTTCATACTCTTCGGCTAATGCAAAGTTTTTATTGGGGTCTCTAGTATCTGACGCTAGGTCAATTGCTAGGTCTTTAACCGACATACGACAGCGCCTCCGTAATCATTTCATTGACAACATGACGAGGAATGTCCAATATAAAGGCTGCATTGTCTGCTACTGAGAAACTGACAAGTAGGTTGTTATCTCGGACTGCAGCGCCTGTACAGAATTCAATCTTTACATCCATAAATGCAAACTCTTTACTTAGTCCTTTGAAGTTGAAGTCTTTATCCCAAACAACAAGGCGATGTCTATAGACCGAATCTTTTTGGTTCAAATAGTTGCGCCATAGCGCTACCTCGTGAGTAAAGCAGATATAGTAATCGCCCCAAGGAATTACGTGAGAACCACCACGCTGGTCTTTAGGAGATGTAGGAGTCTCTCGTGTTAACTCTTGGAAAGTCTCTGGCTTTTCAGGATTAGAGAATACGACTTCTGTAGGCATAGTCCACTTAACAAAGTGATATGGAAAATCAATGATTGGCATCCAGTTCTTTTCACAATATGAAGTGTCCTCGTGCACGGGCGCGGGCATGCGCACGCGTGAGACCTCCTTGGCAGTCCACTTCTCTTTGTCCAATTCAATCTTTGAGTACTCCATGCGACCTTGACCATTGGTTGTGGTATCACGTCGCACCCCAATCATGTAGAGGTCGCCCTCCCATCGAACAACCCTGGCGTCTTCTAGTCCGTGGAACTCCCAAATGGGAGTATGTAGGTTGAGCATTTCTACCTGAGTGGAGTTAATGAGTTTTAGGTCTTTATCAAGGCGGCACATATAGTTAAATGTGACCAGTCTCTGGTCTCGCTCTGGATGCAGATAGGTAAGCGGCCCCCAAGGACTAAAGAATCTTTCGTCCTCTTCTGAAATATAGAGGGTGTAATTAACGCACCTGACATTGACCAGAATATCGCCATCGTCATCGATAAAGATAGATGGGTTCATAATGCCAGTGTTATCTGGCAGGTTGTGGGGTACTATAAGAGGCGCTAAATTTCCGCCCTGAGATACCGATTTATGCACCAAATTCATAGGGCTACACTTTAGCCCACATTCTTACCCAGTATTGACTAACCTAGTCCCATCTCTCTTCGAAGGAGCCGCAGTGCCAACAGCATATAAAACACTTGGGCAGTCAGCCCCAGCAGCAACAACGCTAACCACCCTGTACACCGTTCCATCGGCAACTTCAGCAGTGGCCTCTAGCATAGTAATCTGTAACCAAGCAGCAACTGCAGCGACATACCGCATCGCAGTGCGCCCAGCAGGAGCAGCCGTATCAGCCCAGCACTACATTGTCTATGGTGCAACAGTAGCCGCGTCTGACTCTACAGTGCTAACGATTGGAATTACATTAGCAGCAACAGATGTCGTTAGCGTATACGCATCTTCAGCAACTCTATCGTTCTCATTATTCGGCTCTGAAATTTCCTAGTAGTTAGTTAGGGGCTTCTACCAGTGACTATCACTAACAGGGTATCTCTTAAGAGCGTCGAATTTGGAGTCACATCCATCGAAGACGTTGTAGATGCGCCTACCATTGGTACAGCAACCGCTGGTGCAGAACAAGCAACAGTTCCGTTTACAGCAGCAGCAACTGGCGGTGCTGCTACGTCATTTACTGCGATATCTACTCCTGGTTCAATCACTGGTTCTTCTGCAACTTCACCAATTACTGTTACTGGATTAACTGGAGGAACTTCTTATACATTTAAAGTATATGGAGCAAATGCCTCCGGAACTTGGAGCGCAGTTCAATCTGCAGCAAGTAACAGCGTAACTCCAACAGTTGCCACCTCTTTTGAATCCATAG